GTCTGCTCATGTAAGGATAGCACTTTATTCAGGTCTTTTTGATAGCCACCAGCCAAATTCCAGACAACAGGGATGTTTTTTGATTTTGCGAAAGCAAAGACAATATCATCGCGGTCTTTCATTTGTTGGGTAGTCAAGTACCCCCCAAGCGGGTCATCAATATGGGGGTCTGCCCCGGCTTGGTATAGCAGTACCCCGCAGTCGGAAAAGACACGTTCCATGATACCCGGTAGTTGGCTGATAAGTTTAGCCCCGCCACCGTTACGACTGGCAAACGTGGTGCCACCGAACGTGTAGTGTGGAATATCTTCTATGCCAAGGTGTGAGAATACGGATACCGTACCATCACCATAGTGGGCATCAAAATCTGCCACCCCGGGTTTCATATCAAATTCTTTTGCAACAACAGCAGCTAGGGCCAGACCGTTGAATGTGCAAAAGCCACCGCCATAGTCATACCCGGCGTGGTGAAAGCCCGATACGGGGACACAACTGGTGTACCCTTCACGTGCCCTCATAACACCCTCGACCATGGCCCCACAGGTGTATGTGCAGCTTTTGGCCACCTTGGGGTCGGTAGTACCAAACCCATTAGGTTGTTGCCCCCTTAGGACTTGATCAACATAACGGGGGTCATGTATGCGTTTAAGCAGCGCACGGGCAGACGTACTCAGGTGGAACTCAACCCCATCGTGATCCGTGTAGGGCACGATATGGTTTACAAATTCACGGGGTTTTTTCCAGCTAGGGCTGTAGCTGTCAACGTGAGCTGGTACACAGTCCGGGTTCCATACAATGTTTGGTTTGAAAGACATAAAACTCACTCCTTTGAGGTAATGTCTGACTTTACATGAAAGTCACGGGTTTGTCAAGTAATTGTTTTCGCCTGTTAGGGGTGTTCAGGGCAGGAATATCGCGTTAGCTGGACTGCATTTTTTTAATGAAGGCCATGACTTCGGATTTTGGGGCAGGATCACTCAGGGTGTCCCACTTAGCAGCCAAGCCATCGGACAGTTGCCACGTGCCTCCCATGAAAAATTCAAGTCGGCCATTTTTGTCTTTGCGGCAACCAAATCGTTGGTCATAAATGGAGTATTCCGCACTAGATTCGTCAAATACCATTTTCTTCTCCTGTTAATCGGTCAATAGGGTTTCATGCGTTAACCACCCGAGTCTTTCCATGCTTTTGCATAGATTTTTTTCTGGACTTTGATAAGAGAGTCCAGTTCGGATTGTTCTTCTTTTGTAGGGGGGCGGTTTTCTTTTACAGCCCTACCTTCAATAGTCCGTTGTTTTTCATAATGAGCGTGGGCTTCTGACTTAGCCAACAGCATTTTTTTGGTATTGACCTGCACTTCGACCACGTGCCCAGTTGACAGCGTGGCATTGATCATTACATCATGATAACCCGCTGAAGTGGGTTTAGTCATACGGATTTTAGGTTCTCTCCCAAAGGAGAATCCTTGTTTTTGCAATCCTTCAAAAGCCTTGTCAAAATCATCCACATGGTCAACGGCCACTGTACAGCGCAAAATGTCACCAATTTGGGTGAAGTCAGGTTTGCCACCATTTTCTTTGGCATAGTCCCATGCTTTTTCCTCAACACGTTTCTGCCCTTTCACCGGCCCCATAATGACCGTAGTGCCAGTTTTACCTGAGGCAAAATCAGCCATAGCTGAGTCAAAGTCTTTTGAGACTTCAGCATTTAAGCCTTTGGCTAGACCTGCAATTTTGGCATCAAATTCAGGTTTGGATTTAAGGGCAACTTCGTACAGACCTTCAACGGTTTGGCCTCCCGGCTGAGAGAATTTTTCGGGGCGCGGTGGTTTGGGTGGTATCCTGTTCGCAACAGCTAGAACGTCCATTTCTGCTTGGCGGTTTTTCTTAGCGTTGTCGTTACCAAACGGTGCGCCTTTGAATACCTGATAAAACCCATCAAGGTTTTGGGTGGGGAATATGTGGCCGAACATGGTGATTTCCTATAAAAAGGGCTGAGGGTTTCGCATTAGTGCCAGCGTTGATTCTGAACACCCGGCTTCACGCATACGGGCAATTATACCTTCTATGTGCGACCTGTCATCCCCCCCGTTCAGCAGGGCTTCATGCATCTTCGCGTTCTTACCGCCCACGTTCAATGCGTCAACGGTAGGGGGCCGTTTGGTAGCTGGGTTAGCAGTAATCACGTTTGAAGTCATCAAAATCTTTCAGGGTTGGTGTAGTCTATCAGTCACACGATAATTTGTCAAGGCAGTTTTGGTTTCGGCTTTGTTGTAAGGTAGTCCGATAATTGTTTTGCAGAGCGCGGGTCATCAAAACTATGAGTAGCGTTCCAGTGTTTACCACTCATTACAGTTTTCATAAAAGTCATTGGTATATCGTCAGGGATACGTTGGTCTTTGGCGGCACCAAACACGTGCCCAAAGTGTTTATCAAGATGGGGTGTCGGGAATGTCGCAAGGGCAGTTCCTGCATATTTTCCACCGTTAGCCATAATGTCCCGCAAGCCTTCCATTTCCTTGGTGGCTTGGGTAGATAGTTTGGGTCGGTATTCTTTGGGTACGCCTTCATTGGCGTGCTTGATAAGGTTAGCCCACCCTTCCTCAACCATTTTTGTCACGTGTTGGGGGTGATCAGCAGCGAACCCGTATTTGCTCCAAGCATAGGCACCGGCTTCAAGGTTCGCATGTAGGGTGATTTCCTTGATGCCCATTTTTTTGTATTCTGGAACCACTTCGGTAAACATTTTTTTGATTGCCCCGGTGTTGGAGTCACCGTCTGAGATTTTCAGGTACGTGTGGTCGATTGTCTGCATACCCGGCAGTAGATTGCGTTCCACAAAGTCTATAGGAGCGCCGTAGACTTTCCCCCCGGGGCCACCGGCGATAGACACGCTGCCCCGTAGGTGTTCAAAGTCACCACCGCCACGGTGTTGAACGATTGAAGCGTTTTGAACATCACCGTTAGCATATTCGTCTTCACCCCAGATTTTTTTGACAATATCAACGGGGTGTACTCGGCCAAGGGTTGCAGCGTGAAAGTCCTCAGCACTGTACTGGACAGTGATGCCTTTTGATTCCAGTTCAGCAATGCCAGCGGCCACCGCAGCCACCGTGTGCGTGGGTATGTCTTTACCGTCATACGTTTTGTTTGGGTCACGGGCGTTATTGGCAGTCGAATTTTTACCACCGGGTTTGTGGTCTTTGGCGGCATTGTCGTTGCCGTATGGCGCTCCTTTGGTGATCCGGGTTTTCAGGTAGCTTTTGTATTCGTGGTGGGCATCGGCTTTATCAGCCCATGCGGACTGAAAGCCTTTGTCTTCAATAGGGTTAGCCGGGTCGGAAAAGTGCCAAACTCTTAGGTCTTGCCCGTCACCTTCGTCATCGGGGTCATCAATCAGTGTGGCAAGGTGGGGTTTCCCATCCACGTTAACCACAGCGTCAGCTTCTTCATGGGCTTTGAATGAATTATTTCCTGTAAGAGTCTTAAACTGCCCGTCCTTTTTCGGCATCAGTTTTTCTGATTCGTACAGGACATAAGCCTCATACCCAACGGTGGCCGGGTCAAGATCATCACGTTCTGCTTCGGACATTGCTTTTATTTTGTCAGCCCCGGCCCTGATTTTTGCAGTTTTGTTTTGGGTGTTGTGCGGCCCTGCTGCGTTGTCGTTGCCAAGTGGTGCTCCTTTTAGTAGTTCGGTAAACCCCGCAATTGATTGCGTTTCATGTTTTTTCAGCAGCCCATAGGTTGGCTTGCCTTCTTCCAGCAAGTGAACACTATCAAACCCAAGACCCGTAAGCAGGGTGGACACCCGTTTCTTACCGTCTTCCCCTGCCCACAAGTCAGATATTTTTGTCGGGGTAGTAGGTTGACCTTTCACAAAGTCTGCCCTCAGGGCCAACATTTCCTTATCGGTTAGTGGCGATATGCCTTTGGCTTTGGTCATAGCCTGAATTGCAAACTGGCTTGGGGTAAGTTCTCGGGCATCATGCCCTAGGTCTAGCGTGTTTTTGAGGTCGGTGTCTACCGACTCCACACGGCCATTATTTCGTTTGTTTGCATACCCTTGGGCAATATCTTTGTCGGGGGTAACCCACGTCATTGTCCCACTGGTGCTGCTTTCGTCACCCACCCCCCGGTGCATTTTGTGGGGGCCTTTGGCGTTGTCGTTTCCAAACGGTGCGCCCTTTGTGACAGCCTCTGCGTCATCTGGAATCACTACGGTATAAACGGTGAACCCCTCGTCCTTAACCTGCAACAGGTCTTGCACAGTCACAGTCTTAAATTGAGGCTTCCCACCGGACATGGTGGCGACTTCAACCTTCTGTATCCATTCTGGGGGTATAGCCTTAGTGGTGCGTACAGACTTCTCATCCTGTTCATCATTAACAAAGTCACCCTTCTTCCCAGCGGGTACTTTGATGGTAAGCAGAATGGCTTGCACCTCATTCATCTTTTTCCGTAGTTCGGGCGTGATCGGGTCGTTACGATTGAATTCAAGAAAGGTCTCAAGCATCTTTGACCTTTGGGATTCCATCGCATAGGCGGCGTAGTCCTGAGCATTCTTCTTATCCGCAGTAGCAAACACGTTGTTGGAGCGGTCACCTTCTTGGTAACCCTCTTGCTGCCAAACCCTGTACCGCTTGTCCTGAGGTTTTAAGCCATCGGCCAAGATGCTCCGAACCACGTTGGTCGTTGTACCGTGATAGACAACCCCCCCGGGGGCATCGTGTATCCGGCGATCCTTTCTAGCATTGTCATTTCCCAGTGGTGCGCCTTTTAATACACCCATAAACCCCGCAATTGATTGCGTGTTGGTGGATTTATTGGCTTTAAGTAGGGTCAGCCAGTCATTACCAAAGCGTTCATTTTCCATTGGGTACCACCTTCAGGCTAACAACGGAAAAGGTCTTACCGGGTTCGCCATGTTTTACATTTGTGACTTTGAATTTAGAGCCACGGGGTAGGAGAAATTCGTCTTCGCCATAGCGGGAATGGCTGCGTAGGTCTAGCATTTTAGAGTCCGGGCCTCCCGTGATTTTGAATAACGTGCCTTCAGCGAGTTCACCTTGCAGTTTACCCGAGGGGTCATACGCAGCAAATTTTTTGGCCTCAGCCAAGTTACCGGAGGTTGACACAAACCCCTTATCCGTGAATTCAGTACCCACTGATAGCCCCAGATCACCCGGGTTGTGTCCCGATATTCCCCTATGTAGGACTTGTTTCCCCATAGGAACACCATCATTTTTGAAAGCGTCTTCCAGTACGGATATGGTTTGGTTGGTTCGATCATCAGCTTCCCGGCCTTCCCGTAGGTGTGAGTTCACTTGTTGGTAGGTGCCACCAGATTGGGTGTACATACGGATAGACTCACTTTTTTCGTATTCAGTGAGTTCAGATACCGGGGTTTTGTAATCGTGTTTTGGTTCAGACTGGTCTGGTGATTGTTTTTTTGGTGCGGTCTCCACATTTGTGGTGGCAGGTTCTGGAGTTTTCGGGTTCAGCAGTTCATCTAGCTCCGAGGCTTTATTGCTATGGTGAACCAGTAGCCTTGAGAGTCGGTTAGAGTGTTCATCGTGTACCGCTTTTATATCGTTCCTGCCCATAATGGCAGCACCGTTAGCCGCATCAAACTGGCGAGCCGCTGCTTGGTCTGCATGGTGGGCTGCGGTTCGGTGTAGGTCTCGTTCTTTGGCAGTACCTTTATCAGCATCACTCAGAGAATTGATTTCAGCAACAGTTGCAGATAGGGTTGCAGCGTGTTCCTTAGCCGAGGCAACATCAGAGCGGTATTTGATTAGTCTAGGGCTTGGAGGTTTTGCCGGTGGTTTATCCACGTGGTCTTTGGCGGCGTTATCGTTACCATAAGGTGCGCCTTTTTGCACCGGTTCGTCATTGGAGTGCAGTAGCCACGCCAAACTCAAGTGTTTGCGTTTCTTGGGCTGGGGTTCGATCAGGCCAGCGCCAGCAACGTCAGTAGCCGACAAGTCAGATTTTGCAACCAGCGGATTTCCTTTGAATACAGAAAAGAACCCGGGGCTAGATGCAATTGATTGCGCGGCATCTACTTTCTCGACAACAGTTTCCTTGTAATTTTCATTGATTGGTTCGTAGATTTCAGGCCCGAATTCCAGAACACCTGTGTATGGTTTTACAGATAATAGGTTGACAGCAGCGGCAAAGTAGCTAATGGTAACGTGGCATTGGTATCCTTCATAATCCCAACTTGCGCCAGCATTTTCCCACTGAGAGTGTCGTTCCTGTAGGTCTTGGCTATGGAATTTTAGAACCACCGCGCCTTCACTACCCAATGGGATTACAGATCGTGGGCCACCGGTAACCGAGATATGGTCTTCAGCGGGGGCAAGGGAGTCCCAGTCTACAGGTTGGTTACTGTAGACAACCGTGACGTGTAGCTCATCGGGGGATAGGACTTTTGGGAACCCTTGGCTCTTGGCCCACTCAATAAATGGGTCTGGATTGATCAGTTTACGTTGAATATACAACGGGCTGGGGTCGGCTTTTAGTATGTGTTCAAACATAGGGAGAGTGTACCCCACTGAATGGTTCTGATCAACGCTAATTGGGTTTCTTGCCTTTGCGTAACCCTAGGATGTAGCCTCATGCTGAACCACATTGGGGCCACACAGGGCGTACACCATGTTCTGTACCAGCGCATCCGGGTCAAAGTCTGTGATCTTTCCCTGTTGGGTGGCACCTCGGATAGCCCACCGGGCGGCTGCAATCAATTGCGCACGGTGGACTTCATGGGATAGGAACGGCGTAGGCTCCACAAAGTCTGCCTCATTGGTGTAGCCCACGGGCTTGGTCAGCCAGTGGTCATCCGGCAGGGGCATAGATGCGGTGAAACAACCGCTACCATCGGGCAGTCGTTGTATGTTTAGGGGTTCTGGAGAACCAACCATTTCTCGTATGGCTTGTTCTAAATTATCGGCAATCATTGGCTAATCTCCTTAATTTTGGACAGTTTTATAAGGGCATCATCCAGTTTGGATTTTGTACGTTCCAAGTCGGTGGCAAGATGCACAATCGTGGCTTCGGCACGGGCCAAGTCTGGGGAACGGACAGCGTACACTTTTGAGGCTTGCATTTCAGCCAAAGCATTTAGCACTGGGAAAAAGGGTTTTAATGTGGGGTCAGTCATTCTGAGGCTCCGGGTTGGGGTGTAGGTGTGAACGGGTCTCCGTGTGGATAATGAAGCGTTCTTTAGTCAGCCTGTGGGTGGCTTTTCTGAACACGAAAACCTTTGACTGCATCCAGTAGTCACACAGTACATCATGGGAGTCACAGATTGATTTTGCTTGCTCGTAGGACATAAAAGCCGCCCCAACATCCACGTGCATACGTTTGGACAGTGCTTTGACAATCCTGTGGCCCACATCAATAGTTTCAGTCATGCTCAAGTTCCTTTTGGTGGTGGCGTTTTACTCCTAATAGGGGGTCGGGGGGCAGGACTTCTAGCCAGCATTCAAGGAAATCAGCTTCAGTGCCAGCACCATAGTAAGTGGTTAGGACAGAATTTGATTTACAGTGCCACACACGTTCTTGTTCTACCCCAGCGCGTTCTGGGTGTAGGGAAACGGTGGTTACTACCTTGCCGAAGTTCGGACTCTTGCCTTCACCGTTGGCAGTGGCTCGACCACCGATTACCCTGCATCGTTGACCGGGGGCTGATGGTGTCATCACTGACCCCTAGCCACATCCACGGCATACCGCACATCGTCCACGGTGGCCGGGTGTAGGGTGGCGTTGTCACACAGCACAGCGAATTTGGGGTCTTGTGTGACATATGCCATAGCCAGTGCCACGAACCGGTCTGCATCATCTAACCGGGGGTGCATACGTTTTTTGTAGGCACTCAGGGCTTCTTTGTGGGTTAGGTCTTGGTAAGCCAGCGCCCGGGAGTTTGTTTCCACTTGATCCACTAGGGAGTCCCACTCGGTCAAGCGGCGACAAATTTCTAGGTCTGACAGTTCCGGTTTTCCGTCATCAGAGCGACAATGCCCACGTTCATCAAAATAGTAGGCAGTCATTGGTTAACCCCCAGAGCCTTCAATCGGTTCAAAGCAGCAACCATGCTAGGCCAGCATTGTTCCTGTTGGCTAGTCATTGGTGCTGAACTGCTGGTGATATACGACAGGGCGCGTTCTGCTTCTGACAGCGCATCAGATAGACCCGGTGAATCAAGGCACTCATTCCAGCCGGTCACCCACATAGCCTTATCGTTGGTGTTCAGCACAGCCGGGGCTGTGTTTATGGTGGCTTTGATCATGGTATTGGGCATGATTCATTGCAGTCAATGATTGGGCCATCCAGCATTTTGCAGTAGGCATCCATCCCATCACGGGCTTGGGCTTCACTGTCATATGGGCCTTCAGCGCCAGCCCAAGTCTCGTCCCAGAACCACCACTTACCTTCATGGTAATGCACCGGGTCACGGGGCTGATTGGGAGTCTTGGACAGCTTGCGTTGCAGCTTTTCACGTTTGGTTTGTTCGACTTTGGCATTCCACTCCCGCACCTCAGGGCTGATGGCGCTGGGGTCGTATGCTTTGCCCGGGCTAATCATGCTTCGGCCCGTGCGAGAGTTGGGGGTGTGGCGATGGATAGTTGGTTTGTTCATAATCACTCCTTTGACAAAATTACTTTTACTGACGAATTGGAATACTGGTCTGCAAGGGTGTGAACCACCCGGGTCACCAGTAGTTCCTGTTGGGTCTTGGGGTCAACAACGTGTTCACCCACCCGGGGAACCACCGGCACCTCAAAGCCGAATGAAACCCCGTTGGGAAAGTCCACGATAATTTTGGTGGTGATCACGATACCAGACCAGCACCGAGCCTGAACACTCGCCCAATCACGCCCCACGTTACACCAGCGGTAAAGCCAGCAATAAGAATAAAAATAATCAGTACGGCGAAACTCTTTGTTACGCTAAAAAAATTATTCACGATGCGGCCTTTGCGAGTTGTATGTAGGTCGGGATTTTACCCGAATCTGTGGCACGTTTTGCCATTTCTATCTTATGGCGTTCATCTTCGTCATTCTGAATGTCGGACACCAAGCGTTTGATCTTGCCCTCGATGTAGCCCACCATGGCTTGGTTGTATTCCAGAGAGTTCTGGTATCCCAACAGCGATAGTTTGGCATCCAGCAGTTCATTTTTCTTGACCACCAGCGGGTCAAGTTTGCGAAACACTGCTTTCAGGCTCTCGATAGACGATAGTTGCATAACTCACTCCTTTGTATGCGGGGTTGGTCTAAACTGCACTCAATTGCAGGTTATCTTTCGACAGGGTGTCCAAAAGATTTATGGTACGGTCTTCCAGTTCGACTTTCTGGTCATCCCACAGGTCAGAAAGGGATTGGTCAGTAAGGAATCCCGTTGGAAATACCGTTGCCAACGTATTTACTGTCAGTTCTTTGTCACCGTTGGACAGTTGCCAGTAGCGCAGGGCGTACACGTACATAACCAGAGTGCCCGGTGAATCCGACAGGCAGCATAGGAACACTTTGGCCGGTTCGGATAAGGCCAACCCAACGAATTCAGACCGTTTGTTAAGGACTTTGTACGGGAATGTATCACGCACAACAGCCACCATTTCTTCGGTTTTGGCTGGGTCGTTAGCCAGTTCCAGCATCACGGTTGTCATAAACACATGGCTCAGAGTGTCTGACATTGGGCGGGGGCTGGAGACTAGGAAGTTCCTAGACCAGTCTTCCCACAATTTAGCACGTTCTTGCACTTCCATCAAACATTCTCCTGTAGTTTAGCGGTTCCCACAACATTCCCGTTGCTGTCAAGTAAGGTGCTATTCCAGACCTGAAGGTCATCACCCACCCAGCGTTTCATCTTAGCTGCCTCAGCCGTAAGGATGCGACACACTTCATAGAGGGCATCTGATTTGAAAGCATCGTTCTCACAGTTGATTGTCAGCACAAATTTCATAATTCACTCCTTTGAAAAAACATTGTGGTTTTTGAAAATCCAGTTTTCGACAATGGGAGTACCATCATTGGCTTCACCCACCACGACTTTGGCCCGGGTTTTACGAACACAGGCAAACCGCACACCGTCCAGAACGTCAACTTCATGCACATAACCGTGGGCGATAGCCCACTCATCAGTGGTGTCGCTGTAGCTGAACCAGTTGCTGAAAGTGGGGGAAAATCACAACCGACACCCAGATATTATCTGATTGCCGGTAGTTTGTCAAGTGTTTCACGCAATTGATTGCAGTTATTTCTTCACTTTGTAGGACTTGGTGATTTTCCCTATTGTTCCTTTGCTGATAACCGCAGAATTCACCCAAGTCCTTTTGCCATCCTCGTACTTGCGAATGTGCCCACGGCGAACGTGTTCCCGTGGACTGCGGCGGTCAATGATTTGACACCCAGCAATCTCACCTTTGGGTTTGGTTTTCTCTTTGGTTGAATCAATGGTTATTTCCCACGTTTCACTGAAGGGGATTGGGGGTTTGTCCCCCTTGGGTTTGTCAGTCCGTACTTTGTTGGTCTTGACGTTTGAGCAAGCCAGCAGGTTAAGTAGTTCAATGATAGGTTCCAGTCCATAGGGGGTAACGGCCTCCCCGTCAGCTAGTGCGTCTTGGATTTCAACAATAGACAGTTCTTTAAGACCGGGCTTGGTTGTTGTAAATATCCTGTGTTTTATCGACCCGTCCGGGTAGCGGCCACCATACCAGTCTTTGGTGGGCATAAGAAACGCACTGGTCGCCATCCACCTGTGTTTTGCCGGGGCATAAATCCACCCGGTAACAAATACGGGGTCAAATCGAGCCACCCACGACTCTGAATTTGGCATTGATTTCGGGATAGCCCCGCGAAGGTCTTTTCTGACCACGATAACGGCCTTGGTGGCAGTACCAAAATCAGGTTTGTCCAAATCAATCTCTTGTGGTCGCACCTTGAACTGCAATATCACGCTGTCGAATGGCAAGTGCAGGGGGCTTTCCGTATCAAGCCCCCGGCGTTGTGGGTCATCCATAAGCATACCGTCTTCAGGAACCACAAATCTGGCACCGTTTACAAGGTGAAACTTGGTGCTTTCAACAATGAACCGTTTTGGGTCTCCTACTGGAAACTTACAGGTGTCCAAGAATTTCCACAGGTCTTTAGCGTAGCTCATTGGTGGCACCCTTCCCCCAACGGTTTTTTGCAAGCTGGCCTTCCCGGTAGGCCACTAGGATGGCAGCGGCGATTACCAACGGGCTGGCAAACATCCAAGTCAGGGCCAACAGTTCAAGGGGCACTGCATAGGGCAGAATGACTTTCCACAGTCCGTACAGTATCCATGGCATAAAACAGGCCATAAGCGCGGGTATCTTCACATCAACCCCTTTGGTAGTCATTTTAGTAACCCAACAAATTTACGGTAAAACGCCAATTCTGTGTCAAAAGCCTTGGCCCACTCAGGGGTGCCCTTCACGTACCCATAGGCAGACAGGTTACGTTCTATCTGCCGTATAGTAGGCATTTGGGCTTTTAGTAGTTCAGGGGCAGTCACCGGTACACCCCATCTTTCCGCACGTGCTTGATTCCGTGCTTGACCAGATAGGCACGTTGACGGTCACTGGTGCCAATGTACGGGTAGATTTCGTGTTGTACGATCTTTTCTTTTGGGGGTTTTGGTGGCCCAATGAATTTAGAGGCCATTTCAGCCGCCCAATTAAGTTCGTCCAGAAAGTTGTGAAACTTGGGTGGTTCCCATGCGGGTGGTGTGGCTGGTACATTGGGCGGTGATACCGCTTCCATGTAGGATTTCAGGTCAGTGTCGTAACTCAATTTGCACTCCTTTGCGATTGGGTTTATTTTAGCCGTGTTGACTTAGTTTGTCAAGAGTGAAGGGCTTTAATTTCTGCGGACTGTCACAAAAACTCAACATCGGTTGTTGGTAGCGGTCAGACCATATCACGGCTACTATAGGCCCAACGTGGCCTCTGCGTAGGTCATACACTTTGAGTTTCAATGCTGCGCTAACTAGCGACAGCGGGAACTGGTGGGGGCAGAATCTCATGGCGCTTTTCAATCTCCCGTGCGAAGTCAAACATGCGTAGGTCATAGGTGTCTATGTTCTCACCAATGGAGTCAAACAGGGCATCATTTATTTCATGGGCCTTGAGCGGCATCCGGGCCTTGGCCTCGGGAAGTTTCTCAAGGTACTCAATGCGGTTTTGCATGGTGATCCACTGGGTAGCCACCTGTTCTGGCGTACCAAGGTGGCCGAATACGTCCTCAAAGGCACCCTTTTTTGGTCGCTGTTTGGTAACAGTGGGTTCTGTAGAGCCACACAGTTCACAAATACGGGGTTCACCGTCTTTTTTCCGTGAATAGCAGTGCATAACCCCCGGCTGAGACTCTCCGGGTTTGAACAAGGCTATCGTCCTCGGGCATGGGGTTTCCATTGTGTATTCCTAAAAAAAGTCCGTCCTCATACGCCCGGTTAAGGGCAGCGCATCGTCTAGCAGCGGTGATCCACCTGAAAGCAGTGTCAATCACTTGGGTTCCCGTACCACAGAAAATGCCCCAGCGCGGCCAGATACGTTTCAGGTAGTACCGTTGTTCAGTCATTTAGGGTGTACCCTTTCTGCCACCCGTCCTGAAATTTGTTTTCTCGGGATTCTTCCTGACAGGCACGGTAAAGAACCATGCTACAGGTCGGTTTAGATTTCACATTTTCAAAGGCCCAGCACATCCAATCTGGGTCAAGTTCACTGACTTCGCTAGGGGTTTTCCCCACGTACTTTCCAAAGGTCAGGGGGGTAAAATCTAATTCTTCAGCACTTGGCATGGTGATACTCCTTACGTGTGGCATTGCAATGATTATGATAGGCGGCTGAGGTTTCTTCCGGTGTGTTCGGGTGTAGCCATGGTCATATCCTGTAGGGCGGGTTATGGGGTTTCCAACTGTACTATGGTTTGGACAACTTTTTGCTCGTACATATCGGTAATGAATGTGACACGGGAAACCCTGTGCCGGGATTCCTGATACAGCACTTGGTCGCCCACCCTTGGTAGGGCTGGAAAAGTCATCTGCACTTCGGCACCATCAGGCAGAAACATAGACAAGTTGATCATTGTGATTGCTCCGAAATCTTTTGAATCTGTTGAACGACACCCGGTTCTACAAAGCACAAACCCTTCTCAGGGGCGGGTACGTTGAAAATGTGGGGCCATGTAGTGCTGCGAATGTGGGCGATAGTGCCCGTTCGTTGGGCGTTCTCTAGGGTAGGGGTGGAAGTATTAGAGACTTCGACCAGTGCAATGTACCCATCGTCCTTCATTTTGGCGTGTTCAGCGCACATAGCCCAGCCGTTGAACATATGCCGGGTAAGGGTTTTGCGCAAGTGCTTGTCCAGCAAAACCACCTCATCATGTTCGCACCCGCATACCGGGCAAACGCTGACACCCATGCCAACATGGGATTTTTCTTCCTGATATTTAGACATTTACAACCCCCCGATAAAGGAATTCAGTGCTGATAGTGTTGCCTTGCACAACCATGGTCGATTCATATAGGTGCTTCACGGTCTTGGTAGGTACTTCAGCGGTTGAATCCACTGATGCCCCGTACACGTGTTGCTCTTGGATAACCATCTGCATAGTGGGTATGGGTACCCGGTAGGTTTTCCCATCAACTGGGCCACCTCGCAGGGTGACTATGTGGTCAAGTATCACGGCAAACTCCCTGATCTGGCTATTTGTTGAATGTCGTTTGAAATTGCGTACAGGGCTTGAGCTTTGTCCAGATAGGACTGTTCGGTGTACGTGCCCGTGAACCCGGTGCCCCGATCATGAGCCAGCATGGCTTCGACTTCAACCTCAATAGCCTTGGATTGAACCACCAGCGCGGCAATTATGGCATGTTGTACAGTCATGTTAAATCCTTTCAGCCCACGGGCACCACGTCAATACGCAATTGATTGCAGAACTCGGGCCAGATTTCCCGCCAGAACCCTTCACACTGAGGGTTGATTTTGCGGCGAACGAACTCCCAAGGCTCATCAAAATTGCACTTGTGCCCTGCATAGCCCCTCACATCAGCCATCACGCACGATTCCACAAAGTCGGTATCTGAGTCTGCGTAGTCCACGGATTCCACGGCCTCGTACAACGCACGGGCTTCTTCATGGGTGATGCCCTGCTCCTTACGAACTGAGCGCACTTTTTCTTTCATGGATGCAATAGAGTCATCAAAGTCGAACACCGTGGTATTGCCAGCATACATTTTGCCCATGAAATAATCACGGTCAAGGCCCAACAGGAATTCCATAAACGGTTGACCACAGGCAGTCCACTGGTAGCCGAAACGGCCAAAGCTGCTGTAGATCAGCAGTTCACCCATGTACCGGTAGGGTCGAATATCTGACTCTGGTTTTTGAGACCACTGCTCAAGGACAATGGTAGCCCACTCGCCGTTGTTTTGTACACGGTACACCACGGCATTGGGGGATTTGGTTACTGACATGTTTAGCACTCCTTTGCGTTAGATTTCAGTCTAGGCTATTATGCCTAGTTTGTCAATAGTTAGTTGACTGATATTTGTGTGTTCCCAATAAACCCAGCGAACGTAAGAACTTCACCATCGTCAAAATTTACAGCGGGGATAGACCACTGAGCCACCGGGTTTCCTTGCATTAGCATGACCACGTTCATCATGCCATCCACCTTTTCCACCCGAAAGCAGTCAAAGCTGAGTAGGGCTTTACCCGGGGCGGCCACGGCATGTACAGGTTCTGGTATGGAGTCCAGCATTGCTTTCTTTGCGTCTTCGCTTAGGGTAAAGCTCATGGTTTATCACTCGTCTTTGTTGGCAAGTTCTGCCAGTTGAAAAAAGATTTCTTTGTGGTCGGCTGTCGCCATGTAAATCACCCCACTGCTGAACTCATCCTCGGTAAGCCAAGGAATAGCCGCAGCGCGGGGATCAGCATTAGGCCCGACCCACGGCTTCACGTTGCACTCATTTTATGCAGGCGTTCAGCAGCTTGGACAGCAGTCAAGTCAACCACGTTTGTGGTGTGGCCCAATTGCTTCCCGTAGTTACCGATGTTGTACGGAGCGCCCTTTGCGATTTCTCGCAAGAGTTTCTTGTACTGAGTGCGTGTCAATTCGTAGACCACGCCACAATCGGTAACGTATATCATGCCGGTGCGCCAGCCTGCTCTGTGGCTGCAACAGGTGCCAATGATGCTTGCTCGATTTCTGGCAGGTCGGGCTGAGTTGCTTTCTTTGCCGGGCGCAAAAACACCGTCCCGCCATCCATCAGGTCTGCAACTTCGGTAGAAGATGCGGCTTTTGCCACGTAACGGCCAGCAATAACAGCCGCAGTGGCTTGGTGTTGGCTATCGGCTTCCACCAGTGTTTTCCAGTTGGTGGTGGTGTCGGTGACTACATAGATTCGGCTCATCAAAATACTCCATTAAAAATACCCCGTAACGTGGTGGCTTGCGGGTACGATTGTACCGTATTTTAGTAACCTTCTGGGGTATCCAGTTTCGCATCAGCCCATTGCAGGACTTCAACTGCGTGTTTGTAAAGGGCGGGGTCTCCCTTGCGCAGTACGTCCATAAGCTCCCACTTTTCCCGAACGTAAACCCGGGCAAATTTGGGGTCATTTTCAACAATAGAAGGCACATTGTGAATCACATCAGCCAGCTTGATTGTTTGTGCGTCAGCACTAGCGGCGGCGGTGTGGGCCAAGTCTAAGGCTTTACGTTGGGCGCGGTTTCCTTCTGTTGATTTGCTGGTGTACGTGAGTTCCCGAACCAGTTGTTCTACATCAGGGCCGAATCTGGAAAACACTTCTTCAATAGTGGCTTCAGTGTCTTCAACAACATCATGCAAGATTGCTGCATCAAGCATGGCCTGAGAGTGGTTTACCGAGGCCACCAGATTGCGCACCCACTTGGGGTGGTTAATGTAGGGTTCCCCGGTGTATTTACGGACTTGACCAGCATGGTGTCTGGTGGCGAATTGTTCAGGGGTTTCGTTCATATTGTTCCTATAAAAAGGGTCACACAGACCCCATAGACAAGGATGCCGAGTGGGCATCTTTATCAGCACCGACAACAAACACGTTTTTGGCGCTGAGAAAAAGTTTTTCACCACTTGCAGCCAGTTCGATACCGTATTTGAGGGGGGCACCGGCAACCCGTGCAAATTTGTCAACCCCAACCCAGAAAACCCGGCCAATTTCACCGTTAAGAGCTTTGTTTTTGCCTGCTTTCAGGGAGATAACAACGTCACCACCCAGAACAGGGATAGAGGCTTTGGCAGCGGCCAATTTTTCTTGGTAGGCAACCCGTTCAGACTCCACGTAAGCAGCGGCCAGCGCCACGATTTCAGGGCCAGCGTCAATTTCAGCGTGGTTATTGTACGACCAGTACCGAGTAGAGGCAAAGTGGACTTCTTCGACTTTGGCAAGTTCAGGGTTCCAGACCCGGGCCAAGAATTCGCTATCGTCATATTTGTTGATTTCCCGAAGCCCGAGAATGAAAGTGGGGGAAAATCACAACCGACACCCAGATATTATCTGATTGCCGGTAGTTTGTCAAGTGTTTCACGCAATTGATTGCAGTTATTTTAGGGCAGGTATCAAGCCCTGCCCGTAGTTCACGTTAACCGAGTTCAGCGATTTGTTTCACCAGTTCGTCTGCCGACAGTTCTTTGAGCGCAGCATCTTGCTTTTCTCCCAGAATGTCAACCAGTTTAGCTTTCTTAGCTGCACGTTCGGTTTTGGCACGTTGGTCTTCGTTGACTTTCAACTTGTAGGCGATAACGTGCTTCACAATCTCCAGCATCAGTTCGTACTTGGATTTAGCGGGGCTGGTGGTGGTGTTCACAAAACTTTCTTCGGTCACAGCCTTGAGGCTGGCGTTCACTTCCTTGGCAACGGTGTCCAAGTCGAATTGATTTTTCGACTGCAAGGGCAAATCCCAAAGCTGTTCGGTCATCAGGTCACCGCGAACGGAGGGGAAACGGATTTTTTGGATGCTGGCTTGTTCAAAAATAGACATAAAGGTCTCCTAGGTTAAAATTGCACGTTGTACGTCTTTTGCACTGATGTAGAGCTTTGCACCTGAACGGTGATCACATCCTGCCGGGTTGACGAAAAACCCATCCCGCTGAGTTGGTTGTCCACCACAGCGCATTTGGTTTTGTCCCCCAGAACTTCAAATACCTTGCGGTGTTCGTCAAGTTTGGGGTTCAGGAACTCGTTGTAAATGCCACGTGTAGGTTCAGGGTTACAGCACCCTTCAAGCATGAAAATCCAGTGCTTGTTGCCCACGGCATTGCCATCCCAATAGTTGGGGCTGTGCATCAGTGTCTGCACCTTCACAAAGGTTTCGGTCTTGATACCCCACTGCTCTTGGCTGATGCCCCCACCTTCAATGCCCTTGGCAATGTCCACCTTGACGATGGCACCGGACTTCACCGTTAGAGTGCAGACTTCCACCATGTCTTTGACCCCGGATTTGTACGAAAGCTGAGACAGGTTTCCACCACTCTCAATTTCGATCACAAAACCCACGTCAGTGGTCTCGCGGCGGCTGAATTGATTCACACACACCCGGTAGGAGCCATCCCGCACGGTAGTCCAACTGACGTTTTCCACGGGTTCACGGCTGTGACCACCACCAGCGTTCATATCCACATCCTGTTTACCCGACTTATTGGCGTAGTAAATGTGGTTTCCATCCGGTTCGTAAATGTGAATATCCAGATCATCAAAATTGAACCACGCGAGGGACACTCGCAGTTTGGCGTGTGTGACATTCCCACCAGCATTCTTCACCTTTTCCTTGATGGAATCAGTGATGTTGCCGTTATAGCTCCAGCCAAAATCGTTGTTCCATTTGAACAACTTGCCAGAATCAGGATGCACCGGGGCGGTCAGGCTTACCAAGTTAGACAGGTATTTCCCCTGAACCAATAGGCCCATACCCTGTGCTTTCGGCACCACGTTGGACATAAAGTCACCAATAGTGATTTCCTCGGGTTTGCTGCTGATGCGCCCGGAGGTCGTACCAACGGCTGACATAAGCAAGCCCTCAACCCCACCTTTCATATGGGTTTTAACAGAGTTGTCAACCCACAGTACGTTGTTAACGCTCACATCCCCGATGTTGGCAAACCGGCGCTCAAGGGCTGGTTCCAATTCCAGTTCCGTGATGGTCTTCATAGCGGCCTTCACCATTCCCGGGGTAATCAGGGCCGTGGTGCGTTTGTAGTTCGTTGGTGCCACCTTGGATTCAAACGCACGAACAGCGTGTTCCAAGTCAATGCCCTCGTTAAGGTCTTGCACCAGCGTGCCAATCACGGTGTTACGAAAGTGTGCAGCTTGCCCCACGGCGTTCGTCCACACAAACGTGTCACGTTCGGGGCTACCCGCTGGCAGCAACAGGTATTGACCTTGGATTTTCTGGAAAGCCAGCACCGCATTCAGGTGTTCTGCACCCCGATAGATGGCGTTGGAGTCAATCAAATCACGAACTTGAGATACCGCCAGTGGTTTGAGTTCTTCCAGACCGCGTTTGAACACCTGCACTGTTGTACGGTAATCTCCCCGGGCTTTGTCCACTTGTTTGGTGAAGTGTTTGGCCGCGACTTTGCCGTGAAAGTGATTCCAGTTAATCACAGATTTGTCTTCAAGCAATTGTTTGGTCTGTTCGGCTCCATAGGATGGTTCGGATGCCCTGAACAGGTTGGTGATAGGCATTGACAGCACCAGCGCATCCAAGGCCGCTGCAACTTCATTGAAGGGGTACGCTGCACCCTTGATGCCCCACACGGATTGGAGTTTGCCATTGACCACGGACACCACGGTTCCGATGTTGCGAATGAAGTTTTTGCAGCAACTGCAATCATGTTCAGTACGGGTTTTGTAAATTGGGTTTGTTCCTGCGGGGAACGACTGGAGATATTTTTCCCAAAGTAAGTCACCGTCAACGGTAACGTAAAGTTCATTTTTGGACATTTCCACGAACCGTGAATGTACCAAACTTGCAAAAGGTTTGAATTCTGACATAGATGCCTCTAAAAAAGTAAATAACCGGCATACATCGCCCCTCCATGGGCTACTTGAATACCTCCAAAAATGTTAGTGTGACTAACGGGCCAGATATTACCCTTAATTATTTAGTTTGTCAAGGGTTTGTTTCTTCAAATACATGAAACACCAGATTGCCACCCAGCAGCATGACCGTACCCACATAAACCGTGGTCGGTGTGGTCGGTGCATCATGGCCGGTGCCATAGACACTGAAAACCCTGTCAACTTTTGGGTTGTCAGGGTTGACCAGCGCCCAGATAAAGATTTGACTGTTTTGTTCACCCACTGTCAGAATCTTTGCACCCTTGGGCATACTTACTGCTCTATGGTCTGGGTTCAATTGGTACTTGAAAATCGTTTGCATGTTATTACCCCTTCTTTGTTGGAAACCAGTCACGAATATCTTGAAAATCTACCCCCAACGCAATTGATTGCGCAAGCTGGATTCCACGGGCATCTAAGCACGGAATATCATGATTTGGGTAGGTGATAACATCACAAATATCAGGGGTGTCACTCATATTGAAGTACACCCGGCACGATAGAGGACGAACAGCGTACACGCTGCACTTGCCATCTTTAAGCAGGGGGCATGGTTTTCCCATAAATAATTCTTGTGCATCCCGAATATCTAGGGGTTTTCGCACACCCACATACGGCCTACCCAGTTTTTTGGAGATTTCCCTAGCTTCTAACACAGTAACGCTCACGGCCATGTTACAGCAGTGGTTGCAGCCGTTACGACAGGCGCTATGGGGTGTCACGCTGGCAGTCATTTCATCAGTCAGTCTGTACAGTTTGTACAGTTTTCCCACCCTAGAGTTTTTGGACTCAGCAATTACCATCGCTTCTTGATTAAAATTTCGACTATTGACTTGGGTGTCCAGTAAGCCCACGTTAGCCATAGCCTGTGCGGTCATATCATCATAGTCAAAGCTCATTTATGCGCTTTCTTTTTTACTGGAGTTTTAACCCTAGGCCGTGGTTGGGTGGCGTACAGCGCCCTGCAACTACCACAGGAAACTTCGGTAATTGTTTTGGCTGGGTCTTTGACCACGTTTAGGGTTAAGGCGTAGGCACTAAACACGGCCACCAGCAGATAGAGAAACCCGAACACACGTTTCATGTACTGGTACCTTTCTGCTGGTAAGACAGTAGCTGCCATTGCAGGTTTTCCAAGCCCTTAACACCCAGATTGGGCACGGCATTCAGGAATCGTTTGTCTCCCTTAGCCAGTTCTCTGACCACATCGGACACCCTGTACATGCCCACGGCTTTCAGGCAATTGGTTGACCTGACCGTGAGTTCCAGCACCTCAATCGGGTCTTTCACAATATCGGGTGCTGGCCCGGGTTGGGTAGGGTTACCTTGACCTAGCAGGTCTCGCGCCCAAGCCACCATCTGGTGGTGGCTGTCAAATTCAACGGTGATCTTCATTTTGGACTCCTCATGTTTGCTTGCACTTTTGCCAGTGCGGCCTTGGCTTCTTCTAGAGTGCCCACCGCGTTTTTCAGCATCATGGGTGAAAAATTCAACTTCCTGGCCTTATCCAGTGCTTTGGATGCAGCTAGGGCCTTTGCATAGGCCCGTGTGTAAGTGTTAGGGAGGTTAGCCATTTTAGGCCGCTTTTTTGTAGAAGTTTACGGCTTCGGTAATGTAGTTGGGCAATACCGCGAGGATTTCGGCGTGTTGGGCAGACACCGATTTCTCAGTAACCCGCACTTTGGCGCGTTTGGCGGTAACACGGTAATCGCCGTACATCATAAAGCTAACCATACCACGGTCAATTTTGACCACACCAACAGTGGTAACCAGTGACCCACCGGACACTTTGTAGGTGCCGATTTGAAGGAATTGACCGGGCAGGCCAAACGAGGCCAGATCAACTTCGCTACGAGCCTCGTAGCCTTCACGCCCACGTGAGATTTTCGTTTCAACCATTTTCAGTCCTTTGAAGTTAAGAGGTTTTTCGTCAACAGGGATAGTATCGCCGCTTTAAGTGGGTTTGTCAAGTGTTTCACGCAATTGATTGCACTCTTTTTCATGCGTGGCAGCGTACCAGAACAGGTATTCTATCCCAAGGTCTCGCTTGCATTTGCTGCACTGGAATACCGCACGGCGTGGCACTACCACCTTGGTGAAGTCACAGTACGGTTTGCAGGGTTCAATCTTTTCGGTTGACATATTGGTTCAGCAGTTCACGTGCAAAGCTCACCGGCAGGATGTAGCCATCAGTGCCGCCCTCGGCTGTCTGGGTGGCTTTGGCAAGGGCAATGATCTGTTGGTCAGTTGGCATACCCAAGGCCAGAGCGTGTGCTTCACGCACGGATTCCGGGCCGTAGTCAGCACTCATGTACCACTCAATATCATGGGCCAACTTTGCAAGGCGTTTCAGTTCCCTTGCACAGTAGGCCATGGCCTCAATTATGTCAGGCGGTTCTGCCTCTCTTACCCGACCATCAATGGTCTGTGCGATGGCATACGCTTGAGCATCCTGTTCAATATCGTAAGCCAAATCATTAACCCGGCTGCTTTGGTAATTGTAGTGCCCACCAGACATTAGTCACCCCCTTTTGTGGGTTTTTCAACAGGGCCGATTTCTTTGTCCACTTGGATACTCCAACAAATAAGTTCATTTAGTTTCTTTTTGGCATGTTCATAGGTATCCGATATTTCGGCCACCCCAATGTGGGCGCTGACCATGGCCTCGTCCACAGCACGTAACCAGCCCCCAGCATCCGGGGTTTTGGCATCAGCCAATCCCTTTGCATAGCCTTCTTCAAACGCTTGAGTGTCACAGGCTTGCCAGCCTTCCCAGCGGTATTGTTGGGGGCTTGGGCCGGGGTATTTGGTATTCATGGCCGTGCTTCCCCGGGCAGGTTGCGAAGCGTATTTGAACAGACAGGTATGCCATGCCTCAAACTTTTCTCGGAAATTCATGCTGTCACCTTTTCTGCATAAACCTCACCCATGTAGGGTTTCCATGGGAGCGGCGTTTTCTTGACTGCTTTCTGTGCAGACCGTGCCATGACGATGGCAATAGGCTTACTCTCCGGTGCCCAGAACAGCCGCCACACCGAAAGCGGTGGGCCGTTCTTGGTGTTACCGGCATTCATTTCAGGTTAGCCAGCACGTACAGCATCTGGCTTTCTTCGGCAATGACTTCCTCGTCACGCCCGTTGGGGGATTCGGTAATTTTGGTGTCCAAGAACTTGGCCTGTGGGCTGTCCTTGCCAAACACGGCGTTGGTCAGGTCTGACCAATTTCCAAGGGTGCTATCCGCACCAGTCGATAGTTTTCTCATGGGAGCCTTTCAGATGATTTCCAATCCGGGTATGCCTACCATGTACGATGGTGGGCATGGTAGCGGTTCAGCAGTGGGCCTCCAAAGGTGTAAGCAGAACCGGTGATTGTTGACATAATTGGATTCAGGCGGGTGGTATTGCACAACGCAGTTTTCTGCCGCCCAAAATAGTTCCTTGATCTTACACATTTCTTCCCACGTTGGGCAGCGGGTGGGTAAGCTAACGCTCACGTGTTCCCACCCTTCTTCGTCACTGGCGATTACCGTGAACGGGGCATTACCATTGCGGTCACGATGTGGCACCCGGAACATCCCGCTACCACTGCCCTTGGCCGTGCCGAACTGGCCGGTAGTCACCCGCAGGTTTTCTGGGTATTTAATCATGATGTTTCAGTAACCCGGTCAAGAGCGCGTTTCATGGCATCCTTCGCAGCCACCAGTTCTTCCTTGATAGCCAGTTGGTCGGATGGGGGTTGTGACCCAATCCAACTCGCATCTTTCTCGGCCTTGACCAAGCGTTTGATGGCTCGTTCGATTGCAGGGCGTTCTTTTGTGGTAAGCATGTTAGCCTTTATGGTGATAAATTGCTCGGTGTAGGGATATTTTTGCTTGGTTACGTTGATCGGCGGTCACATTTTCTGGTGGGCAGTTAAACATTCTGCTGGCTTCCTGAACGTACAGGTCATACTCAGGTTGTCCAAATACTCGGCGTTCAACTTCAGCAAAATCCAATTCCAGCGCAATTGATTGCGTGGGTGGTGGTACTGCCCCAAGTTTGTGTTGTGTTGGTTTCCCCCTAGGCCAGCAGGAAAGGGTGTTGTTCACAATGAACCTTTCTTGAAAATAGACAGGATGTTGTACGGCTCATAAGACACGGGGTCGCCACAGATCATATCCACAACCACGGGATCATTGTTCAGAATACCTTTGCCGGGTTCAATGACTTCTACCCACATACGTTCTGTCATATCTCCAATGAACCCGATTTTCACATAGTCACCGGGTTCTATGGCTGAGATTTCTTCTGAAGTTGGGACTTCAAAGGTTGCGGGGTAGGCAGTGGCCATTTCCGCGCCATTAAGCAGGGGATAATTCATTTTGAATTCCTAAAGTTACGGTTCTGACTGGGCTTATCCATGCATAGGTCATGCCGGTACTCCAGCGGGGCGATTATCAGCAATAGCCAGTAATTGGCCGCTGTATTTGAGCATGATTTTACGGGCGTAGACCATTTGTTTTTCAGACAGTGCCAGACCTTTCAGCAGTCGCTGCGCGAAGCTGCTCATGATTTCAGCGTCCAACCCGTTGTACCCAATCCCGTTATTTTCCTTGGTAGTGAGATCAGATTGTTCACTGGCTGTTTGCAGGTTGTAAATAGCGACCACACCACGTTGAACAGCGCGGTCATTGACCAGCAGCAGTTCACGGATTTGCGCTTTACGGGCGGCTTTGGTTTTGGCAGGTACCCACATATACACTCCTTTGTATGCCTGTTTAATAAGCCTTGATGTTACCCGTATTTAACTGGTTTGTCAAGGTCTTTATGCAATTGATTGCGAGTTAAACCCGCACTGCCAGAGAGAAACTTCCGCAGCAGTTATAAACACGGTAGCCTTCAAGGCCATTTTTTGAAAATGGGGTAAGAGAGTTACGACTTCCACCCACGAACCAAGCACCGGCAATACCGAGAGTGTTTTCAGGGTTAGCGCCTTCACGAACAGCGGTAAACCCCCGGTCTTCGCACGAACGAACCCCATCACACATACTATCAAACCGGCTTTCGGTATCAATCAGCAACCGGTCACGGTTCTTTTTGACAAACGATTTGATAGTAGCCATCGTAACTTTTTTAGAGAGGTCAATCATTTTCAATCCTTTGAAAAGGGGTTTATTTCGTCAACAGGGTTAGTATCGTTGTTTACTGGTAGTTTGTCAAGCGTTTTGTGCAGTATTTTCAAATAAATACAGGTTTGGTTAGAAGGTGAATGGGCTTGGGTAGCCCCGGATCAGTCTATCAAGGTGGGTTTCAAGTCTGGCGACTGCCTTTTCCTCAGGTATGTTCCACCCTTGTGATATTGCGATAGCCTTTGTTAGTGCAATAGCCACTTGTGGGGAAACGGCTTCTAGGCCGTGGATTGTGTACTCAGGGTCTGGTTCTGGAAACGTCAGGGTAACCGTATATTTTTCCATTTTCAACGCTTTAGAGTTTGAGAATTATTTAAGCAGCCGCACGCCAATGTAATGGGCTTGGGCCATCGGGATTTTGAAGTATTCGGCAGCTTGGGCCAGCGCCGATTTGGGGGAAAAAGCCTCAACCACCAACTCAATACACGCCAATTTGCAGAGATATTTGTTCACGTTTCAGTCCTTTGATTATGATTGCAGGGCAACCAGTTTAGCGATAACAGCGTTCAGGGCATCAGGGTATGTAACCACTTGGGCACCAGCCCCAACCCGGGCAGCAACATCCTTAGCGGTTTGTAGGTCATACAAGTCAGCACACTGAAGGCAGATTATGCCGGGGACACCCCCGGCAATGCAGACATAAAAGCCGGATTTCGCAACCACGAAACAATCAGCGTTAGCGCCAGTGGTTTTGGCTGCGAGTGCCCATTTGAGGGCGGGGAAAAGGGCGGGGGAGTTCATTTTTCAGTCCTTTGAAAACGGGGGAACATCAACCAACACCCAGATACTAAGCATTTAGCCTTAGTTTGTCAAGACATTTTCCACTATTTTACGAACATATTTAACAGAGATTCCAGCTTGAATGCATGGTGTCTGCGCCATTTTTTGGTTAGTTCAAAGAACTTGGTCATATCCTTGTGGGCCAGTACATCCATGTCAGCATGTCCGAGTTCCTGTGCCCGGGCGTTTAGCCAAGACGCTTGCTGGGTCATATCCTGCTCCATGGTGGTCACAGACGTGGCTTTGTCCTTGCTGGTGTACCGGCCTTTGTTTCGGTAGGGGTTGGCTTTAGACACCAACGATTTCAGTTTAGGTGCAAAGGTTTTCTCTATATTTGCAGCCAGAACGTAAATCCCCGTATCGCTTACGCCTTTTACAGCGTCTTTAAGGTCGGACAATGGGACACTAGCTAAGTGGCGTTCGTTATGGGCGGTAGCCCCTGTTGGGAACGAAAAATCACGGCCACCAAAGGTGTTCCGCATACCCACATAGCTTTCCACGGGTTGTTTGCCACTATTGGCACCTTCTATCGCAACGTAGTCATTGCCAACATCCTTGTGAAAGGTGACTTCATACGCATGGATTGAATGCAGGGGGTTACGGCTACCCGTGGATTTCTCAAAATCTTTGGCATCTTCGATAAAGTTTGACAACCCCACCGAGTCGGCTCCGTTATGCCCAGACAGCCCGTCCGGGGTTTCACCACCCACCCTAAATACAACCATTTTCTCCCCAGCTTTTGGTGCTCTCGGGGGGAACGTAACAGGTACAGCATCATCCGTGCGGCTGACCCCAGTTTTGTCCCAAGGGTTGGGTTCGGTCACTTTGGACACAAAACCTTCCCCTATTTGGCGGTTTGATGAAACATGATTTTTAGCGGCGTTATCATTGCCAAGCGGTGCGCCTTTGGCAACCGGGGCCTTATCCAAGTCCAGAACCCGCGCTCTCATAGTTTTGTCGCCATTCATGGCGGCGGTCACTGCCCGGTGGTGGCCGTTCATCACATAGTGTTTGCCTTGGAATTTGACAGCATCAATGGGCATATCCCCAAACGCAGCATTACCCCGGGCGCGGCCTTCAGCAATTTTGTCGGTGTTCACAAATTTTTGGGTGACCACCATTTTGTCCAGTGGTAGGTCTTGCACCGGTTGTTTCTTAAACAAGGCTTTACGGGCATCCATATAGGCATCCAGCGGCGCGTTCATTGGGTCTTCAATACCCATCTGCCTATGCATTTCTTTCAGGAACGGTACACGGCCATATGGGGTGTATGAAGTGTCTGGTAGGGCCGTTGTAATTGGGGTTATTTTTGAGCGGTCAGACAGGCTACGATCTGGTTTGTAATCGACCAGCCTACGATCCAGTTTACCTGCGTGGGGGCCAGCCGCATTGCGGTTTCCCATCGGTGCGCCTTTGAAAAGGTAAGCAAACATGTTTAGCCCCCAAAAAGAGTCTTCAACCAACCCTCATCAGCACTGGCAGGGGTACCGGCAGCGGGTTGTTTAGGTGTGGGGTATGCAGCTTGCAGTAGGGGCTTCAACGTGCCACCCACTGAGTTGGGGCCATGGGTGCTGTCTTTGGTGCCAGTAAATTCTTTCCCAAGCTGGGCATCCAGAACTTGGTCATAGTCACGGCCATTGTTTTTCTGCTCAAACTCGGCAATACTTTTGGCTTTATTGAATTTAGCACCCACTTCTGCTGATGACATACCTTTAACGCTTTGCAGGGCGGCAATTTGTGCTTGACGCTGGGACACGTTAGCATCCCGGCGATTGCGGTTTATGGAGTCAATGCGTTGAAATTCCTTACCCGGCCCGTCCCCTTGGTGGTGAACCACATTAGCGTTGGGCTTGTATTTCCTGCCTGCCCAGTCATTAGCCTCGGCTTGTAGGCGTTCAATGTGTTGGTCTATGGCAGAGTGTAGCCCAGACCCTTCCCGTGGTTTATGCGGCCCTTTGGCATTGTCGTTGCCAAGAGGGGCACCTTTGAATAGTTTGGCGTACATATCTGGCGCAATTGATTGCAGTTAGAGGGTTTGGGGTTTTTGGTATTGTCGCACAAACCTGATCACCTATCCCGGCAATAGCTGTGGGTGTACGAACGGTTCCGTGTCAACCCGAAGGGATACCAAGGTTGGCACCCAGCCCATACCCAATACGGTATTGGAGTCCTTGGGGGATTTATCAACGTCCAGCGACCACGTGCAATGGTAGAGCCTACCGTCTGGGGCGTGGGTAGCCCCATCAACCGTAACCACTAGGGCTTGCACTCCCAAGCGGTCAACCGTCCCCACGACACGTATATCACCAGCCTGTGGTGGGGTAGGGTTGTCCCCCAGTTCATACGTTACGTGGTGGGCATATACACGGGGCCGGGTTGGTCGTACCAGTTTCAGTAGTTCGTTGCGTGAGTTGTCAGTCAAGTGCCAGCCAGAGTAGGTCACAGATATTCCGGCAGGTCGTTACCGTCCTCGTCTTTGTGTGGCACGTTGTTTTCTGACAGCAGTTTGTTGAACCCCGGAAAGCGTGGCAGACCTATTACCCCATAGGGTTGGTAGGTGAACACGATGGTACGGCCAATCCACTGTTCCCGGTTCAGCCAGATAGCTTCCAGTTCGGGTTTGGTCAACGGCCCGGTGCTAACGTCAAACGTGCCGAATTTTGGGTGAAATACTTTGAAGCCTCCGCAGGTTTCAGTGAGAACCATCCCGGCTTTGGCAGTGCTGCGTTTACTGTGCCCCAGTGCATCCTTGACTTTAGCATTGGTGTTCGTTTTCCCTTGGTTAACGGCCACAATCACAGCCTCATCATCGGCAAATTCTTTCCACTTCAACAACGTACCTTCATTCACAGTAGAGCGGCCATTTTTGTAATGCCCTGTGGGTTTTTTGAGAATCAGACCTTCATAACCACTGTCCATAGCTTCGGCCATGTACAGTTTCAGTTCTTCAATGTTGTGTATAAGGCGTTGTTCCAGCAGTACCACACGCTGTTGTAGCGTATCGGGTAGGTCTGCATACCACCCTTGCAGGGCCTCGTACCGGACAGATGCATAAAGGGTCATTCCCGGGGCGAATGCATCAAACACATAAATCTTGAAGTCTGGGGTTCCGTCAACGGACATAATTGCAGACTGGGTGCGGTGAAATACCCCGGGTGCGGTTGGTGAACCACTGATGACCTCACAATCAATTCCTTCAAGGTGGTTGCGGTTAGAAGTTACCCAAGTTTGGTAGTGGGCATTTGGTAGAGGCAACAGCTTGCGACTCATAGCCTTACCGTCAATGATAGGGCTGCGAATACCATCAAGTTTGAAACTTGCGTACAGCGGGAATTTCAGTTGTGCCGGGGTAGGGATAGCCGAGGCCGCCAGCATGGGTGCCCATGTTGTTGTCATTGAATACTTTCGTTAGTGCGCAATTGATTGCGGGGGTTTATACAGGGTACACGTCAGCCAAAATTGAGACAATTTGGTTTCCGTAGTAGGGCAGGTTCCAGCCGCTACTGACTTTTCCTTGGCGGTCTGTTTTGTAAATAGCCCACGCATCGGCCATGAACTGCTCGACCACTCCCGTGGCAGGGTTCAGGGCGTAACTGCGTTGTGGCGTGGTGGGCCTGCCGTAGCAGCGCACGTTATACCGACCTTGTTTGACCACAAGTTCTCGTAGGGTTTTTGGGTCAACTCGGTCACGTTTACAACGCGCCAGCAGTTGTTCTTTCCCCGGCCTACTGTCATAGGTTTTGGGGTCAGACATTACTTGGCCTCCACACAGGCAGTAACCACATACGCGCTAGAGCCAACGCAGGGTTTGTACATGACACCAACATGAAATTTGACGCTGGTGCGTTCAGTAATTTCGATACCTTTGAGTAGACCGGTGGTAAAAACCTTAGTAACCAGAAACATATTCACTCCTTTGAAACAGTCTTGACTCTAGTCGATTAAAGCGAGTTTGTCAAGAGAAATCGCTCTAGTTATTAGCACCGGTGGAATATCCGGGTGCCGTTCTTCGTTGTACACACAGACCCAGACCCCCGGAACCGGGGGGTGCATTATCAGCAAGCGTTTGGCGGTTTCTTTGGCGGCACCGGGGCTGCTGTAAATCGCTGCATTGTGTGCATGATTCATCAGTTTGTTTCGGTTGCCATATCGGGGGGTGGGTTCGTTGGTGATTACTATGTAACAGGTCATTGTTCTTCAGGTATTTTTTAAGGTTCCACGTGAAACATTTGGTAGGGATTCAATCAGGCCCAATGTAGTCATCCGGGTAATAGTCATCTGGTTCGTAATCAGGTTCGTCCGGGGTCTCGGCGGTCTCCACGGCTTTGATTTCCAGACGTTCTTTTTCAGCGGGTGTGATTTGGTCGTACCAGTCTTTCCCATCAGCGTCTTTGGCAGACATAAGGTCTGCGCTGGCGGGGTAGTCGGGTTCCTGTTGGAGTCCACCGCTCCAACTGCCACGGTCTTCAGGCGTGTAGTCGAATTCGCAGGTGACTTCAATCTCGGTTTCTACACCATCAACGTCAACGGTGATCGTGTCTTCGGTGGTTAGCGGGGGTGGGGGACGATATGCAGCCATTTCTAGTCCTTTAGAAGTTGCGGGAACAGCTCGCATACTAGACGTTTGTATTTAGTTTGTCAAGTTATTTGCCAGCAGCCAGTCGGTTTGTGTGCTTAAAGTATGTGCTGATGTACAGGCTTTGCATACGTTCAAAGTTCAGGGGCTTGGCCTTGGGGTTCACCACGGCATCGCGCACCACCTGTACCTTGGGCATCTTGCCATATTTGCGGGGCGTTAGCACCAGCACCCCATGTTCAGGCCGTAGGTTGTCTGGTATCCCGTGTTTGTCGTATAGGTCACCCGGTACAGCATAGGTGAAACGCTTGACCAGACTCCAGTAACGATCAAGGTCTAGTTTGCCCCATTTGTCTTTTAGGGCATCATTTTTCCAGTCTGTCCAACTGGTTTTGATTTCGACTTCGGTCATGTACCCGGATTTGGACACAACCAGCATATCGCTTTCCCATGCCAGTAGGTGTACGTTCACAAAGCATTTATTGGCTCTGTAGTCAAAATGATGCAACAGTGATTGCTGCATCAGTTTCTCAGTATGCAACGATTCTGGGTGCAGGTACGTTATGGTCATACCCAAATTATAGCGTCAGGCCCCCTAAATTAGTGTTGTTCGATACCGTGTTGTTGAAAGTGGAGTTCGTTATTGGCTTTGCCATGACGTTGGGAAAGCACGGCCACCGAAACACCAGATTTTTTATGGTGTAGGGTGTTGGTTTTAACCATGTCGTTGGGGGCATCTATGTTTGTGTGGAAAGCGTCTTTTTTATCCCCTATTTGTGGGGAAAAACCCATGCTTGATAGCTTGGAGAAAATCTCTTGATGACTGGCTTTTGTTTCCACACTGAGCATACCCTTAGTGCCTTGGCGTGGGCGGTAGGTTGTACCGGGGACAGCCAGTGCCCCTAGCTGCGCAATGTGGGCGCTGAGGTTTTTGGTGCCATTTGGGCCAGCGTCTTTGGGGGTTCCTAGGAATGCCCGGGCAACCCCACCCCCAGAGCTACTTAGTGATGCACTGGTGCCTCCTATTGAGGCACGGGCAAAGGGGCGATGATCACCCGCCGCATTGTTATTACCCAATGGTGCGCCTTTACGTACATCGGTAGTGGCTTTGAACAGGGCTGCAACTTTTGGTTTGTACATGGTACGTCCTAGGTGAAATTGATTGCGTTAAACAGTAGGCAATACTGGAAGGGGGATAAGTTCGTCCAGTTCTTCGTCAGTAGCGCCTTCCTCAGTTTTCAGTTCCTCCCGCAGGGCCAGAATAGCATCGTATTCTTCCTGAGGGGTTTCTGGAGGTTCAGCAGATTCTTCAACGGCTGACTGAAGGGAGTTTTCCCGGTAGCGAGAAAATTCGTCTTGATTCATAGTCGCAAATTTATCTCGCAGGGAGTACCACACTTCGGGGTTACCACGGTGTTCATACAAAAGCATATCCCGGTATTCAGTGTCAGTCAACTCAGACCCACCACGGCCATCAGTTTGTGGGTAGCCACTTTCAGGGCTGTAGGCTTTGTACTCGGGGTGTTCGTCCCGAATTGTGGGCATGTCCGGTGGTTCTGGCAGGTACCCACCAAAGTGGTCTTTTTTCGTGAAAAGGGTTTTGAACATAGAATTTTTCCTTGTGGTTATTTCAATTGTCATACTAACAGGTAGTTGATAGTTTGTCAAGGACATTATCCAGAAACCGGCTTTTGGTTTCCGTCTTTGTCAAAATACTTAAAGTCTGTCCCTTTCACGTATTTAGACACCCGGGCCATCTGGCGTTTGTCACTAAAGTCGATTGTGCCGTACCAGTTACCGTCTTCAGTGGCTTCTGCCAAAAAGTCGTTACCGCTAGTCCTGCGACTCAGGCCAGCGTCTTGGTATGCTTTTGTCAGGTGTGGCAGTTTCATACGCACAGCCAGATTGGGGAAACGCTTGGAGTCCCCAAACCGGGTTACGGCTTTCTGCAATTTAGCCAATTCACCTTTGGCCTCGGGGGACATATTGGGCATACGGGCTACCGCATCATTCACTTTAGCCATGGCCTGTTTACGCCATGAGGGCGGTGAATCATCTGTGAACCCGTATTTAGCCCACGTGTGGAAACCGTTCTCCAGCGCCCCATGCACTTTCAGCTTTTTAACACCCATATCCATGTACGTTGGTATCATTTCTGCGAAGTGTTTTTTACCACTGCCTCCGCCACGGCTGCTTTTTTGCAAGCGCAGTAGGTTGTTTTCAGCAGAGTGGTCACCGTTATGGTTGGTGCTGATGCTTCGGCTTGAGTGCAGATCAAGTGTTGACCCGTGTAGGGTGGCACCAGCGGGTACGCCAAAGTCCAAACCCCGTTCAGACATTTTTATGTACGTGCCATGTTTCAAGGTGGTGCCTTTACCAACGTACCCGTCTATCAGCCTAGCGGGGTCAACCCCTTTGTATTTTTTGGCAAACTCTTTGACAAACCCAACATCCGGGTCTTGGTGGGTGTTACGATCCCCACCGGTCACGGTAACACCTTTGGCCCTCAAGGCTTTTACAGAATCCAAAGCCCTACGTTCTTCTGGGGATAGGTCTTTCAAGGTTTTGCGGTCTTGTTCATCGCGTTGGGCTTGGGTGGCCGCTGCCCTAGCAGCCATTGCAGCGGCTCGGGCTTCCCGTTCAGCATAGGCACGGGTTTGTTGGGCCACTTGGTTTTCATGGGCAGTCCTTTGGGTGGCGTGGGTTTCACGTTGTGCAGGGGTGAAATTATCAGTGACTGTTTGGCGTTGGCGATCTGACATTCCAGACAGTTCGCGTTCCCGGGCAGTATGGCTTAGTCCAGCAAGGTTGGATGCTCTAGCGGCTGCATGGGCCGACTCAGCGGCAATGGCGTTAGCCCGTTGGTTTTCTGTCAGGCCGGACAGTGCTGCATTTCTGGATTTAGCTGACATATTGTGTAGAGCTTCACCCGTGTGTGGGCCTTCGCGTTTTACACGGGAGGCTTCGGCCACCGAGTTAGTATGGTCAGTCTCTTGTTGTTGCCACCGTTGACGTGAGCGCCACGATTGTCCTTGATTGATAGCTTCACGTTGTCCGGGGGTCATAGTTGACAAGGCTTTTTGACGGTCTGCAAAGGACAGGCTATCCAACCGGCCAACTTCAGTGTCTACATGGTCGGTAAGGGCGCGGCTGGCAGCGCGTCGAGCTTGGGTGGACATACCGTTAACGTGTTGGGCGCGTTCTTCACGACTCATACCGTACAGGGAAGCCCCAAGCGCAGCGTGTCGGGCTGCGGCTGCTGCTGACCTAGCGGTATCATTGGCAGCATTCAATTCATGCAGGGATTGCCCGAGGGTGTCGGGTCGTAAATGGTGTGACGGTACCCGCGCTGCGGTTGCCAGAGTGCTATTTAGGGTCAGGCCGTGTTGCCTTAGTAGGTCGCCATGTTTCTCACCCTCCAAACGGGTTCTGGCGTTATTTCGGCTGTATTCTGAGGCATCAGGATTGTTTGCAAGGGCTTGCAGCCTTGTGCGTTCGCCTTCGCGTAAAGGTTGTATTTGGCTTGGCCTGAAGTTGACGTTATTGCGAACAACGGCTTCGCGTTCTGCAAGTAGTTCAGTCCTACGGGCGGCAACGGCTTCTCGTTGGGCTAGGGCTGCGGCTCTGGCAACTTGTGCAGGGGATGGCGTTCCCCTTGGTGTTCGGGCGCGGCGTGTAGGGGCCGCTGCGGCGGCTGCGGCGGCTGCTTGTTCATCAACCACCCGCTGTATGTCAGCAAGACGTTGTTCTTTGTGTTTATTGAACAGCGGTTTCAGTTTGGCCCCGAGGGCGGTTTGTTCAGCACCAAATTCTTTACGGTCACGGGCGTTAGAGCGCGAGAATTTACCCCCAACGCTAACAAAATGGTGATTAGCCGGGGTGTCTTTACGGGCGAACCGGCCACCAGCATCGTGGTATGGGTTGGCCTTAAACAGGTAGGTGAACCCGGATGCAATTGATTGCGCCAACTTACTTAAAAAGGTTGGCTTGGGTGTTGGGGTTTGGGAGTACATGTTATCGCCATTCTCAAACTTTAGGTATGCAATACCGGTGGTTGTTCGGTAGTCGTAACGCCAAAACCCACACGGTACTGAGGGTGTCATTCGTGGGGGTAAACAGGCGGTTGAACATCGACTGAGTATAGCATTGCACATACCCCCTAGCACTTAGGGGTGGGGGGGTTTTGCGTAGGTTACCAGTGAGTCTCCCATCCCTGCGGCGTAGGCATCCCGGGCGATTTGTTTGATACCCGGTTGGGTGGCGAATGGCTGGCGTTGGAACCAGTCTTCAAAAGCAGAGTCACCCACGTGAAGTTTGGGCGTACTGTCAACGTATTGGCGATCACGCATACCCACAACGGGGTTCACGGCGCATTCCTGAACTGTGAATGGTTAGCCATTTCAGGCAGAATCTTTATCACGTTGTCCCGGTGTTTTTCCTTAAGAGTCAGGGCATCATCTTCATAGGCTTGTCGGGCTATCTTGATACGTTCCATCATCTGGGTTCCCAACTCCACTGGGTAAATGGCGATAAGGCTTTTGCGCAGGAACGTCTGTCCACCGTAACCATGGGCTTTGAAGTTGCCATCAGCCAGCAACCGTCCACGGTCACCGAGTACAAACGGAAATTGGTCGTATTTCCAGAAGGCGTAAACCAGTGGGTCTTTAGAGTCAGCCATTAGGTTAGTCCTAGTTCGGTTTTGATGGCGTACCCCACTTGCATGGCCTGCCCGTTTATTGACCCGCGTTTATGGGGGGTTTCTGCTATCCAGTCACAGAGTATGGCGGCCTTACGCAACAGCGCGTCTTTGCGTTCAATGTCTGTAGCCGGGGTTTCTGAGGGCCACGTACCGGGGCAGCATCCATGTACCGCGCATTTCTTTGGTGTGTTGCAGCGCATACAACCGGGCCAAGGGGTTGGCTTGGGGTGGTTAGCGTTAGAGGCTTGCCATGCGTCCCAAGCGACCAGAGTAGTATCTTTGCTGGGGAACGTCACTTGCATGTATTTGCTGGCACTAAACCAAAGGTGAAATAGGGCGCGTTCTAATTCTGGATCACGCACAGCGGTTTCTGCCTTTGCCGCTTGATAGCCAGCGCAGTAATTTTCAAACGGGCGGTGCCAGTCACCGGCAGCGGTGTCCTTGCAATACTGGTCAAATAGTGGGTTGGGTTTGTCGTTCACAGCGTACCCAACTCAACATGGATAGGGTTGCTGGTGGTGACCGTGAAAACTTTGTGCCCTTCAATGGAAACACAGACTTCTCCTTTAACCACCCTTACTTTTACGTCCACTGCGTTTTGGTAGTGGCCGTTCAGTTTGTCTTCAGCAGCCAGCAGTAGCGCACCGTGGCGTTCATAAATGTCTTTATCAGCGAGGTTCATTGATTGTGTGCCTGTCATGTTTGTTGGTATGCGGGGTCGTACTGTAGTCGTACTTCAGCAACGGCTGATTGAAGCTGGGTTATGGTGTATCCAAATATGTGTTCATCAAAATACCCGACTCCAATAATCACGGGTTGTATGTCCAGACCGGCAGACAGTTTGTTAAGAATGGCGGCCTCAACGGCCTTAACCAGTTTAGGAAAATCTACGGTGTCCGAACTGCTATGCCCGTCTTCATACACATAGTTGTCGGGGTTGTCGAAAGCGTCAATCTCTTGGGGCGTGAGTAGGCTCATGGGGTATTCGTTTCAATCTAGTGTGTAGTTAGGTTCTTCAGCACGTGTAGTTGCTTGCCAATACGTTGTTTAGCTATTTCAATATCAGGCATTACCTCAAGGCAATCCCCTAGATAAAGTTTAGGCGTTGCGGTCATATCAAGCCTTTGAAGGTTTTAGTCCCGGGCGGTGTCGGCTGGCATCAGCGTATTTGCTGAGGTTGCCACATTTGTCTTCCATGCGCAGTAGCGCTCTGGCTACCAACCGAATGTCTTTCTGGGTTAGCGCGAGGTCTTCCTGATTCAGCACGCCATTGACGTACACCCTCACACCCCAGCCTCGTCCTTTGAGGCGGGTTACCTTCACGGTGTGGGTAACCAAACCCAGCATCAGTCTTCGCATTTTGAACCTCATGTACTTGGTTTGCCGAACAGGTGGCCGTTAGCTTGCCAGCGGGTCAACAGGTCTTGCTCTTGCACGTGATCGTAGTCTAAGGCTACAGTGCCACCCCCGTGTGGTTGCTTTAACAGCACCTGTCCAAGTTCTGGCAGATCACGAATGAACTCCAGTACCTGCCCATCGAACCTGACGTTCATTGGCAGGTTGCTGCTGTCCAGCACTAAAAACTTGCGGCATACACCCATGTTAGTCCTTTGCAATTGATTGCGCATCAATATGCGTAGTAGTAATCGGCAGCGGCCATAACAGCAGCATCTTCAGCAGCGAGGGCGGCGGCGGTTTCGGCAGCGGCCTTTGCTTCCCGGGCCAGAACCCGTGGGCCTTTGGGTTTACCGTTATCAGCCAGAGTAGTTTGGTAGGTGATTGCAACAGCCAGTTTAGCGGCATGATCAGCAGCGTTATTGACTATTTCCATATCGGGGCTGTTAACGCTGAGGTTGTATGTGAATTTTTTGAATTCAACGCAGATATGACCGGCGTTAAGAGAGTCGGGTTTAACCGATAGAACTTCACGAAAGGCTTTGCCAGACAACACAGCAGCACCGCTGATATAGACCAGATCACCGGGTTTAATAGAGGCAACAGGCCGTAAGCACAGTTCAAAGAATTTGGCCCGGGCAGCGGCACCACGTTTACTAAGAACCACACCAGTACCCCCGCAACCGTAACACCGGTCACCGTCCATCATGTTATATGAGTACCGGCCAGAACCACCACACCGACTACAGGTTTTAAGTTCAAATCCCAGTTTATTGCAAGCCATGATTCAGTCCTTTGAAAAGTGGGGGAATTTCGTCAACAGGGATAGTATCGCCGCTTTAAGCGGGTTTGTCAAGCATTTTCTACAGGAATTTGCTTAGGCTATACGGGTGATCGTCCTGAAGTCCGTCTGCACGCGCTTGCCCACCGGCAGGGTTAGTACGTGTCGTTCCCAGAACCAACGCATGTCCCCGGTTGACTCACGGATGCTGTTATTGCTCGTTAGCCAGTCGGGGGCGGTGGTGTCCGTGAATATATCGGGTTTGCCCGGTAGGCACTGGTGTTGCATCAGGAACTTCATCATAAACCAGAATCAGCGATAATTTCTGCCAGAAATAGCAGAAATATTTGTTTGTGATCGTAGTTTGCTTCTGAGGCGGTGTGCCATGCATACCCAAGTTCCACATCGTTGGTGTAGTCTTCGATCACGGCCTTACCGTATTCTGACAGCACATCCTGTAGCCAGCGTATCTCTGGCAGCGCGGCGGCATCCCGCAACTCGGTGCTTATCGGCCCATACTGAAGGTGGGCATCCTCAGGGTGAATCCTGATTGCATCCCAGCGCAAGCAATTGCGTAGATCAGCATCTTGCCAATACCCACGGCCTTCGATACACCAGAATTGTGTTCTTGCCCCACGGGCGGCGGCGAACAGCAGTCTGCTATGTCTATTCATGGCCTGTCCTCCGTTGACGTTGTTTAATAGACACCTCAACCGGGGGTAGGTCTGAGTGTTTTTCACATAGGGCGTAGCCAAAGCGGGGGTCTAGCCCTATCATGGAAGTGTCACCACACACAGCGCAGGGGCATGGTACGGGCGTAGCGTAGTACCCTTTGAGTACGCGCCAATCCGTTGACGGTGTGTCAGTCATACGTTAGAACCCCCCATTAGTAGTAAGTCCGAGTCATCCGGGTGGGCTTTGAGTTTGAGCGTGGTGTACTTCATCTGTATCATTTACAGTTCCATCCTTGGGGCAGACCGTCCTTACGCTTGCAATTCGGGCGGTTAGGTTTTCCATAATCACTTCAGGGGCGATCCACTTACCGGTGGTTACCATGCTGGTCATTCGTTGCAATGCCAGCTCCATGATCAGCGCGTCAAACTTACGTTCTTCCTGTGTGTGCAGTAGTTGGGCTTCAATCTTACCTGCACGTACTCCTTCCAGTAATGCTGCATCACGGGCAGCTTTGAGTTCCAGTTTACAGGCTTCAAGTTGGGCGGTTAGGGTTGTCATTTGGTAGGGGGTAGTAAACCCCCCATTATAGTGAGCGGTTAGGCAACCACAAAAGGTTTGTCCCATTTGCCCACGTTAACGCTAACATACCAGCCAACGTCAAAGTAATCAGATTGAATATCGCTGTTGTCGTGATTGCCACCGTTAAGGGCTTCAACGATTCTCTCAAAGGTTTTGAGTAAGTCACCTTTGAGCGCACGTTCCATCCATTTGTGATTGATGCAAGTATATTTGTCGGTGATAGGTTTGGCAGGTTGACCCCACTCATATTCATTAGCCCGGACTTCGTTGATATGACCAATAATGTCAACAGGGGCAGATTTGAGATTGAAATTCAAGCTGCTGTGATGATCAATGCTGAGTGAGTATTTCCAGCCAGCAGGAACAACCCGTTTGAGGGCAGCGGCGATTACCGCTTTACGTTCTTGAGAGATATATGCCATGATTCAGTCCTTTGAAAAGTGGGGGAATTTCGTCAACAGGGATAGTATCGGTGATTACAGGTAGTTTGTCAAGTGTTTTCTGAAAGATTTTGCAATCTTTCTGCAATCATTTATGCCGACCAGTAGGTTTCGCTGCTTGGGCAGGTAGCATAAGAAGCGTTGACCGAGGTTTCAAACGAAAGGAGTCGGTAACCGCATATTCAGCAGGGTTAAGGCCAGCGCGGGTACGGGCGGCTTTCGCAGCGGCGGCACTACCAAATGTTTTGGAATAGCGAACAGCCGGGGTAACCAGTTTAGTAGTTTCTACGTTATAGAGTACAAAAGCAGCCATGATTTTCAGTCCTTTGAAAAATTAGGAGAATTACCGAACACAACCAGAGTATCGGTGTTTCTCAGTAGTTTGTCAAGCGTTTTCTAACAAGTTCTAAAAAAGAGTTACCCAGTTGTTATTCACGTATTCTCGCCCGTGCATTCCGTGTTTGGCAAGTTCAACCAAGTCGGACAAGTTATTGACTGGGTGATCTTCGTTGTACCGCATATCAGCACGCCAGCCGGTGTCGGATAGATACAGGTGTAGGTGTGATTTCGCCATCAAGTTCAGGTCAAACAGCACTCGGCCATTGACTTTCATGACCGTTATGTGGATACCGGCTTCCAGCAGTTCTGGCATCCACGGTGGGGTTTGTATGGTCATTGTCAGGCTTTCATCGGTGCAATTGATTGCGTGGCAGGGTTAAGCAAAAACGCACTCAGGTCAGCCAGTTTTTGGGCATAGGCGGTTCGACCGTCACGGGCAATGGCAACATAGCGGCCTGTCGCGCCGTACACCCGCCAGACGGTTCCAAGACCGTAGGCGATACGTTTTCCACCAATTCGTTCAATGTTGGGCAGGTTAGGGTTAGCCATTTTCAGTCCTTTGATTGAGGGTTAGTCCATACGAGATTCGCAGTAAACATCAGCACCAGATTCGCGCAATACGTTAGCGAGAGCGTTGCCGTAGGCCACCTTACGTTCCAACGATTGACCGCCTTCGGGGATGCTGATAAGAACACCACCATAGTCAGAGCGCCGAGCCAGACCTTGTTTTTTCAACCAGTTAGCCAGAGCGCAGTTGCCGGGTTTAACACGAACCGAAGCGAAGCCACAGACACCGCCTTCAACAAAGTACCGGGGTTTAGTAGGGTCAACATCAGTACCAAACAAGGTAGCCGATTGACCAACGACCATGGGAACCGGAGTACATGCGGCCATAGCGGCGGTGGCTTCACGTTTAGCGGCGGCGTAGAGAGCGCGATAACTTGCCATTTTCAGTCCTTTGAAAAGTAGAAACATCACAACCAACACCCATATAGTAGCTGGTTGCTGGCAGTTTGTCAAGTGTTTTCCGTTAGTTCTACCAAAAAGTATTGATGTTTTTTCACCCAAGTACCGCCTTCGTCTTCACTGGTTTTTAGGCTATCGGATAAGGCCAGCCATGCTTGGTCTTTAGTGGCAAATACAGTTGCACGGCCACGGAATAGCAGTTGATCTTGTGCAGGTTCTTTGTCGCGGCCATAGGATAGTGGTCTGCCAGTTTCAAGGTCTGCATCTTTACGTCTAGGTTGGGCCATGATAATGAACGTCATTTGATAACCACCTGTTCTTTGGTAAGGGCGAGGTACCGGCGAATACCGGCACCACAGAATTCCAGTCCTTGATCATACGCTATTTGCGCGGCACCGGTAGGATTCGCCAGTCGTTCAAATTCACAAAGTTCTGCGGCTTCGTCAAGAGCCGCAAGCGCACAGCGTTTGCCGTATTCCCGCAAGTCGTTTTTTGTGTACTTCGGTTTTTGTAAGGGGGACAACCCCTGCACTTTGGGTAGTTTCAGTGGTTTGGTGTTCCACGGGGTTTGGTTGTCAGTCATTATCAGTCCTTAAAAGTCAAACCACTGTTCGGTTACGATTTTGGTTTTGCGTACACGGAACTTACGGGCACCCGGTACGTTGCCGGTCAGTTCACGCCAGACCCCGCCCATGTCCCGTTCATCTTTTTGAATGTCAGCCAGTATTGACTCAATGTCGGACTCGGTGCATAGTTTCACAGTTGGAAAACCCCCGGCAGGGAACCACCGGTCTTTGCCCACCCCGTTGTCAAGTGGTTTGCGTTTTTCATCGTAGTACCAGATATGGATAACGTACAGGAAAACATCGTCTTTTATCGGCACGGTAACCGGGGTGTACTTGCTTTTGCGCATATCAGGCTCCTAATGTTGCCGGTGCGCAATCAATTGCGCGTCCGTCTGCGGTTTGAACAAGCACCACGCTGACCATGTGGGCTTTGGATTTTGGGGCAGCGAACGCCAGCACGGCCAGTAGTTTAGCCGCGAACAGGTTCAGCGCCTGTATTTCACGGGTTTTTCTGTCATAGAAGCATTGATAGGTGTTCATAATCAATAGGTTTCCGATTCGGTTTCAGGTTCGTCTTTGGTGACTGCGGTCAACCGGGGCCAGTACAGAATGCAGTCACGGCCCATGCTGTCTTGATTGAAGTTAAGCAGGGTGGCAACGCATTGATCAAATTCGGATTTGGGGTTACCGTCAACCGGTTCATCGGTTTGAAGCGCATCGACCATTTCATCAGCCAGTTCGCTGATAACGTAAGCAATAACAGCCATGCAATCGCTCATGCTGCCGGTGATACCCACGCAGTTCCTGCCGTACATCCCACGCCCACTGTAGTCGGGCCTAAAGGATACCTCGCCGTAGCCGCAGTCACAGGCGGCTTCAAGTGCGTCAACGAGGGCGGTTTTGGTAGCGTCTTTCATTTTCAGTCCTTTGAAGTTAAGAGCGGTAGAAACAGTCTTTATAGTAGGTGTTTCTAATTAGTTTGTCAAGTGTTTTTTACAACAGTTTCAGCGATTGTTTGAACAGGGGGCCGTAGCCCCTGCTGCTCCTTAAAAAACGGTAACCGTAACCAGTACACCACCTTCGTACTGGCTTCGGTCAGATACAGCGGTTACCCGCATACCTTCACCTTTGCCAGTTGTTTGGTCGTACATGCCGATCACAACCGTGTACTCGTCATCAGAGAGTACTTCTGCTTGCAATGCCCAGCCTTTGCGAAGGTGGGGTTTACCTGCCTTAATGACAGCTTTCCTGAGTGTAGCTCGCATGTGCTTACCTCAATTGCGTTGGAGACCGAACCCGCCCCAACTCGGGTGTCGCCTTGTTTTATTTACCGTCCCGGCTGAGGACTCGGTGGGTCATGTAGCACTCCTTTGCTGTTTTGTTGCGGTAAGCCGGTATTCTATGCGAATGTGCTTAGTTTGTCAAGCATTATCGAACATATTTTCTACGTCCAAGATTATCGTAACCCCAGTCCTGACCACGAACCCTGTACAGGTTTACCCCGCTCTTGTCATATTGGTTAACAAGGATGCACAGTTCATTTACTTCCAATAACGTCCAGTTGCGGCGGCGGTCAAACTCAAATGGTAGTCCAAGAACACCAACACTAGCACCTGAGGAAATTAGCTCATAGCACGGGGGATTATTCCAAGCTGGGGGCACAAACACGTTCCGATGAACATCCCCGCCCAGATAGGCCACGGGCTTGCCTTTAACCAGAGTGCAGAATTCGCCGTACTCACGCTTGTATTTTGACCAGCACTCAGAACTCTGAGTTAGCGTCAGCCCACCGGCCACAAGCGTGTACCGCAGTTGGTGATCTAAGGCAGTGGACAGGAACTGCATCTGCTCTGCGCCCATTAGCACCGGGTCAGCCGACTTAGCCGGGGTGGCGTAGTACCGGTTGTCCAACAGGATGATTCTGGCGTGTTCGGTGTCCACCACACCATGTAGGTTTGGTGGGCTTGGGGCACAGTTCATAAACTCATGGAACATTGCCCGGGCTACATCGCGTTTTTCAGACACTAGATACTCCGGGTGACTCAGAGTGTCTGCACCGTACACGTTATTCCATGCAAAATCGTGATCATCATACACCCCAAGCAATCCACGTTTTTTACGCATCTGCGCAAGCAGGGCGGCAAATTCAGGAACAGCCCACTGTTGTTCATATCGGCTACGCATGACCGAGGCGAATTCCTTGACCGATAGCGGTTTTGTCCAGCCCTGATGTTCGGGCGTAAACGGCCACAGACCGAAATCCATATAAATCTGGTCGCCTAGCAACAACAGGTAGTCTGGGTCTGACTCAGCAATATCTAACCAGACGGTCTGGCGAACTTGTGGATGATACCTAGCACAGGATGTAAAAGCTATTTTCGTACTTGACATATGGTTTACCTTCGGTTTTCATACACTATATCAAAATCCCCACATTCATAGAAGTTCTGGGGCGCTAGATTGTTGTCTTCTGCTTCAAGTAGGGCCAAAAGTCTGGGGAACCGCTCCCGGTAATTGGGCAGAGACAGCAAACCCTGATACACCATTTCCGCACAGGTCACACTGCCTTTGGTAGTTATGTCGAAAATGTTGTCATATGGGTAGCCTAGTTGCCCCTTGACATTATCTAACACCGTAGTCCACTCATCCAGTGGTACATCCTTTGGCTTCAGCAGTACCACTGAATCACAGTCAAACACCTGCATAAACGTGGAATAGTGAACACCCTTGGCGGTGGCTTCAATAATCTTGTAGTCCATGTTGTTCTGAATGTCACCCTCCACGTTCATAAACGTATGGGTGTAGTACGGTTTCTTGCGCGTGTACAGGTAGTTCAGGACAAAAATGATGTACGTTGTCAGGTGGGACTTGCGGCGGGTGAGAATTATCAGGTAGTTTTCTTTCAGCAGCCCACGTATGTGATCGTGGTCGCATTCTTTCAAATAAAAGTACACCCCTCCGTTGAACAACGCCTGTACCCTAGGCCACTGGATGTTGGCAAAAAATGCCCCCATGCCATCCCACAGTTTAAGCGCGGTTGGGTGGGTACTTAAATAGGTTCGTAACGTCATCTACTTATCCTCATAACTATGGTGAGGCGTAGTATAAACCACCTTACTGAGGATGCCCAGTGGGTGTAAATAAAGTGCTTGACAAACTACGGGCTTTCAGGTAGTATCTGCGTGTGGTTAGTAGTTATTTGTCAAAGGAGTGACATTATGGCAGTTGTAGTTCCCAGCGTGTACATTGAACGTAAAACAGGCATGTACCGGGTAATGGTTAGCGGGGTTCCCGTTAGCGGATATTGCCCAAGCGTGGCTCAAGCGGTGTCAGTAGCGGCATTGTGGTTTGTTGTCCCACATAGTCGTATGGCTTTTGATGCCGACAGCAGGCAGTGGTATAACCCAGAACTGGATTTCAGCAGCGTACCCAGTGGGTGTAGTTAATCCAGTGGGGGGTGGTGGAGCGTGTGGGTCGGTACCGGCCCGCCCAGTCCTAGGGGGTACCTAGGAGCCTGCTTTTTCACACGCAAATTCAGGTGTTTCGACCAACTCGGCCTTACGTTTTGGGTAGGGCAAGCGGTTGGCCTCAACTGCTGGTCGTATTGTATCATCTAAAACCATGATGTACCGATATTTTGAACTTCCTTTCACCACCTGAATGAAGTCCTTGCCAATGTGCGTACCGTAAGACGCTCGCATACTGCGCCCATGCATTCGCTTGCCGTTAACCACGTATTCTTCGGCCACGGGCGTTTTGCCAGTGTAAACCCAGTTTGTGGCCTGATACACCCCGCCGTGATGGCCTTGTTCAGGATCAGCATAGGACACAATCATTTTCAGACTGGGGCTGTTGCGTTTGAGAAATTTTAGGGCCAGTGTCATTATCCTGCTCACGGGCGTTACATGTGCGGCCAAGGCAATGCGGGTAAGTTCGCAACATTGATCTTGAGCGCAGCCATAGGGGTTACCCAGCCCGGAATTAGCGCCACGGCTAAACAGTACAACGCCAATAAACTGCTCGTTTTCATACACACCGATTTTGACTATCTTGCCAGCGGGTATAGAGCGGGAATAGTGCCAGTTTCTGCAAGCAAAATGCGCGGCACCATGGGTAGCCCAGTCAATTCGTAAAACCGGGGGTGTGGGTTTAGTATCAGACATTGGCAGGTACCTCAGCGCGTTTCGGATAGGGTAATGACAGGGGTTTAATTTGCTGGCGCATGGGTTCGTCCAGCGGTTGCAGGTACTTGTGTTTGCCCGTGGTATAGAACACGGTAGCCCGGGGGTCAAGATTGGCCCTTACCCATTCAAGAGACTGCGTACCGCCAGCAGCACCAATCGAGCGCGGGTGAACCTTTTTGCCACAGACAACAAACGCACCCATACTACCCACGTTCATTAGCCCGGTGTACACCCAGTTGGTAGCCTGATAAATACCACCATGGTGATTTTGATCAGCGTCTGCATAGGAAACGACAAGCCTGAGGCCGGGACTGTTGGTGCGCAAAAACCTGAGCGCCAATGACAGTATTTTACTAACCGGGGCAACGTGGGTGTTAAGGGCCACCCGGGTTAGTTCGCATACTTCAGATTGTGTGAGGCCGTATGGACTACCGATTTCAGGCGTAGCACCTCGGCTGAAAATCACTACGCCAATAAACTGAAGGTGTTGATCGTCCGGGCCTTCGTAAACACCAATTTTTATGGTCTTACCAGCGGGTACGGTTTTACTGTAGTGCCAGTTTCTACAGGCATAGGCGGTTGCCCCATGGGTAGCCCAGTCGAGTTTTAACATGATGGTTATCAGAATACCGTGAACTTGTGTTTGCAGTTGGGGCAGGTTTGGGGAAACTCTGGCTTGGGCAAAAACGTATCTAGCTGACCTTGGTCTTCAGCAGTGCCGGGGGCGAAACTGACCATGGTTCGTTCTAACTCGGACTTGGCAAAGCCTAGTAGGTTAAGGTCGAACTGTTCATTTTGTAGGTCTAGCAGTTCAGCGCGTAGTAGTTGTTCGTCCCACGTACTGCCAAGGGCCAAACGGTTGTCAGCCAGTACGTAAGCACGAACTTGCGTGGGGGACAAGTTGGTTACTCGCAAACACGGAATAGAGGGTAGGCCGAGGGCGATGGCGGCGGCGGTGCGTCCGTGACCGGCTATCAGTACGTTGTCAGCATCTACCAGTACCGGATTGGTAAACCCGAATTGCACAATACTGGCTTTGAGTTGGTTGATTACCAGCGGGTCGTGAACACGGCTGTTAGCTGCATAGGCGGTTAACAGTTTGGGGTCTAGCCATTCGATAACAGGCGCGGGTGCGGCGGCGTTGGCCGTTTGGGGGTTGGCAGTTGTGGGGGCGTTAGCACTTTGGGTCATGTTTGAAAAATTCATATGATTTGAACAGCGTTTTCTGTGAACGGGTGGGGGTGCGAGTTTGGGCGTTGAAACCTAGGGGGGGGTGGTGGTTAAAGCACGTTTGAACGCTGCTGCATTTTTAATGGAGGTCTAAAAACTTGCTGCATTTTTAAGGGGGTATTCTGCGTTCGGGTGGGGGGTGGGTTTTTGAGCGTTGAAAACTGGGGGGGGTGGGGGGCTGGCTGGTTAGAGTTTGGGCAGCATCACTTCTGTTTTGGGAAAACTGATTTGCAGTTTGGGCATGTACAGGTTTCTACCTGCGGCTGCTGTTGCTCGGGGGTCGGTGCCTGCCCTGCATCGGGCAGTGGCAACGTGTATGCAGCGAGTGCGTCATCTAACTCGGTTTGGCTGAAGCCTAGCACGGGTAGGCCAAAGTTCATAGCCTGTAAGGCTTTCAGTTCAGTGTGTAGCAGTTCGGTATCCCATGAACTGTTCAGGGCTATGCGGTTATCGGCAATGACATAAGCCTTCTTCTGTGCGGCTGTTAGGCCAGTCAGGCGTATGCAGGGGATATGTGTCAGGGATAGGGATAGCGCGGCCTGTAGGCGTGCGTGTCCTGCGAGTACAGTGTATGCCTCATCGACTATCAGGGGTGCGAGTACACCGAACTCCTTAAAGGATGCGACTATCTGGGCGATCTGTACGGGCGTGTGGGCGCGGCTGTTACGGGCATAGGGGGTAAGCGTGGATACGGGCACCAGTTCGGCTTTTAGGCCCTTTATGCGGGTATGCAGGTCAGATAGGGCAGCGGCGGTCATATCAGGGGTTTTGGCGATCTTAGGCATATACAGGGCGTGGTTAGGGGCTGGGCGGCGTGTAGACCACAGTTTATCAGGTATTAGGGGCGTGTGGCGTGTACAGGGCGTGATATACAGGGGTTAGGTACGGGCAGGGTATAGGGCAGGGCGTACAGGTAGGCGTACCAGTGGGCAGGGCGGTATTTGGGGGCTGGGCATATGCAGGCATCCGGTGGGGCTGTGGTATTTGGGGGGGTAGGGCGTGGGCGGGTGATGTGGGGCTGGCGCAATCAGTTGCGCGGCCTTAAAAAATAGCTGATTTTTTTGGGGGCATACTCTGGGGGGTATCCTCCGGCCTGTACGTGTTCTTACTTAACATAAGATCCATCGTATAAACTAGACCAGTGTTTCCGGCTGTCGTATCCGCTGGGCTGGGGGGTATGCCGGAGGCAAAATACTGGCACGTTTTTTTCCCCGGAGCTGAAAAACGGGGCCTCGTTTCGTGTTCTTGACAAATTTTACAAGTCCAAAAACGCCGAGGTTTTTTCCTAGGCCGTTCCTGGTAATCCAAGGGCTGCGGTGCGTGGTATGCAACATTTGGAGCCTGATTCTTTGGGTAAAAACTGGGTTTGGTGAAAAACAGGGCATTTTCTATCTCGCAAGTTCGTGCTTTTTTTCAGGCGCAATTAGTTGCATTGGGCTTGTGCAAGTAATTGCGCGGCCTAGCCTAAAAAACGGTGCCCGTCATTCGACATTCCTTGCCTGCGGCCTATCAGCGGGGTCGCTTCAGTCGGGGAATTCCCTATTGCCGTGGGTCTGCGGTCTTCACGATCCATCTGCGTGATGATACTCACGCTATTTAGGGGATTCATGTTATGAGAATTCCACACTTCTCGGCGCATAGTCAGTCCGTAAACTACGCCAGCAAGGGCATCTGCAATATCTTTGCTTCCGTGGGGCGGGTGATCCACTTTTCCCTTCTTAAAATCCATCTCCAAGGTCAGAACTTCATGCAATAACTTGGGTTTATGGGCGATTTTTATGCGGCCATCGTAAAAAGCTGCTTTTAGCAGTTGGTAGGGCATGATCGTTGTGTCAACAGACTGGTATCCAGTGCGAAAACCTTCACCCCGGAGAATTTGCATAGTGTCAACGCTCTGAAAACTATCAAGTGTGACCCACGATATAGGCATTCCCAGTTCTCGCAGTTTGTACAGCACTTTTCTGATGTTCGCAAACTCGATTTCCCCATTTGGGGGTGCGCAGATTTCAAGGCATACGTCAACGGCGATTACCGGCAGCTTTTCGATACGGTCACCACGGTGTACGTCAACGAATTTGGGGCAATGACCGATAACCAGACCCGCGCTGTCGCCTTTTATGGCAAGGTCGATATGTGCAAAACGTGGGTAGTTGGTCAAAATACGCTTTTGAAATAGGCTGGGGCGGGTGTTTATGAAGTCCACCTTGTCGCTGTCGCAAACATCAGAGTACGTACCAAAACAGGCACTCACTTTTTCCGTCAGTCCCATGAAAGGACTGCTGCTCAAGGTGGACACGCCAGCAATATCCCGCAGGGCGTGCAACATGTCAGTCTCAAAGTCCTGTCGGTATTCCTCGGGTATGCTCATGACCAGTGGTTCGTCCACTGCATTCATGATTTCCGTGCTGCCAATGATGCGCGGTCTACGGGTTGCGTCACCAACAAAGATGGAAAACCACTTTCCGCTGAAAGTTCCGGGTGGTTTTATGTCCCATACACGTTTGTCGTAAACGTAAATACTGGATTTCCCGGTAGCCGCGATTTCCCTACGTTGTTCGGCTTCTTTTACGTCAGTAAACTGGCCGGGGTATCGTTTGGAGGATACCAAACACAGCAGTCCCGGCACTTTTCCGGCTTTCATGAACCGGCTTTTCCTACGTTTTGAAATAGAGTTGTACAGGGCAGTCGCTTGGTCGTATGAAGTCCCGTCCATTGTGTTTTTGGACTTTTCGACCACGGCCATAAAGTTCATTTCGTCAATTACACCGCCTATCACGTTCTGGCCGATAGCCCCGGTTTCAGAGCCGGATACGGGTTTCACGATTATTCGATTGGGGAACCGCAGTTCACTGATTATGTCCTTGGAAAACGGAAAGTGCTCTCTGAAATACTTGGATTTCTCTATCATGCTCTTGAATCGGTCATAGTCAACGGACTTAGCCAGAGCGGCGGTGATGGATTGAAATATGAACACGATTTCCGAGCTTGGGTCAAGCCCGAACAGTTCGTGGGGGTTACGGTAACAGCTTAACAGGAAAAGCTGGTAGGCCGTTGAATACAGGGCAATAGTGGACTTCCCAGTACCGATAGCGCCCGTCAAGATACTTTCCTGATATTCGCCGTTGTTCATTTCTTCAGTGCAGCGCAGCACTTCAGGGTACAGGATACCCTTGGCATCCAGATAGTAGGGGTCTTCAATAAACGTGCGTACACTGACCGGCTGGTACTTAAACTGTGTAAGTTCGACAATGTGTCGTTTGTCGCCTGTCTGCATGTACCGGAGCATACCCTTGGCCCAACGCAAGCGGTAGGACTCATCGGGGATACCGTCTGCTATAGACCGGAATTGGACAGCGTATTCATCCCCCATCACTATTGCAACAGTTTGGAGGATTTCGGAGAAACCGAAGGTGTCAATTTGTGGCATTGGGGTCTTCTGGTTCGGAGTAAATGCCGTTAGCCAGCGCAATCAATTGCACGGCGGCATCGGTGGCTGCACTCAGGGATTTCTGGATGCTCATGCTGGCTTCCATTGGGGTTTGACTGTCAAAAGCGGTTGCGCTCGGGGCTTCAACGGCTTGCAGTTCCAGAACCCGTGGGGTAAGCCCTTGTATTAACAGCTTGCGGTCAATCACGTTCATCAGGTTGTTTAACACCATGACCTTGGTGTTTGCGGGGGTCGTGTTTTGCCCGAACAGCGTCCAGTAGCTGTTCTCAATCATAGACAGTTTGGCAAGAGCTTCGCCTTTCACTAGGTGGCCGTTGCGTGGCCCACCAGCAATTTCCCATCTTGTGCGTACAGCGTGAACAAGTGCAAGGGTTGTAATCTTGTCGGTTTTCAGAATGTCTTCAAGCACTTTGGTGTTCGTCACACCTTTGAGCATAAGCAGTTCGGTCTGGGCAACCAGTTTTTCCCGGTTCGCATATTCAGCAGCGCGGCTCGGGTTGTCGGGTTCAATCAGTTGCGGTAGTGTTTTTCGCACGTCTTCAATCTGTTCAGCGGTGTACTCGCATACACCAGTTGCACTTACTTTCACCGGTTTAACACCGGGGATCATACTGCCCACGTTATTGTCACGGTATTTGGCGGTGTTTTTTGACGGTGGTTTGTACAGGGTTTCAGCCAGCAACGGTTTGCCTTTTTTGCGAGGGGGCAGCATCAGTTTCTTACGCAAGTCCGTACTAGACATTTTTGCAAGTGGGTCATCTTTACGGGGGCGGCCACGTGGGCGCTTAGTCGGTTGCACGTATTCAGCCTGTGAGTCATAGCGCGGCTGTTTCGGTTGCCCGTCCTTGCGCGGATTTCCCCCAGCGAATTTCGGGGCGGGGGGCGGCAATGTTTGGGCGGTGGTGGAATCAGGCGCGGGATGTCTCT